CTTGGAAAGTCTTTCTTGGTAAAGCTGTGCAAACTCAGCTACATCTACTACCAACTCATCACCACTGATCAGCTTGATGTAGATTCCATCTAGTTCTAGATCTAGAGTACCCATCGTAGGCTGAGCATAGGAAATGTTGGCTGTGTTGATTACCGCTATTGTCTTCTTGCCTTCTGGCAAAAGCCTAGTGATCTTGATGAACATCTGCCTTCTCCATCTCTTGAATTTTTCTGTCTATGTACCATCTCGCCTTGCGAAGATCTTCTATTGGCTCCCTTCTATCGTCCTTCTTTCCGAAGCGACAAAGGTATTTCACTGCATTCCCTAAATGGAATCCAAGTCCCCAAGCCTCGATCACTTTGATCGCTTCATAAACTGTGTCGCCACCGTAATGGCTGGGGTGATTAATTTTCTCTGGCTCTTTTTGAGCCGCTTTCTTCATGAGTACTATCGGATCCAAGCACTCTAACCCAACTATGTTCTCATCCTCATCCATCTCCGCTCGTCTCCTACAATTTACGCATATACCACAATCACGCTTAACCATCTACCACCTCGCTAACTCCATTCTGTTTTCTAACTACTACCAACTTGGCATCTGCTAGCTCAGAAAGAATTGCTGGATTGTGTGTAGTTAAAAGTATCGTGCCGAACCTCCCCACTATCTTCTTCAATCCTCTCGCAAAACTTCTAGCTGAGATAGCATCCAACCCATCTCCTGGCTCATCCAGAATTAATAGATTCGTCTTTGGTGCTGTCGACCGGACGGCGAAGGACGTAATCAACGAAGCCATCTTCATTTCACCTTCCGACTGATCCTTTACTTCCTCTCCACCATGAGCGTTAATTACTCTCACATCCGTCATACCTTCTTCGTCTACTGCAAAGCGAACCTGAATCTCTCCTTGTGCAAATAACTCAGAATACTCTGCAGCTGATTGATTCAACTCTGGACAGATCTGTTCATTGAGATAAGCTGGTAGCCCGTTTCTCTGAAAGACTGTCTGTGCATATTTCAGCACCTTGAGCCATTTACCGATCTTGTTCTTCTGTTGTGTTAGCTTCCCACCCCGTTCCTGGCAAGCTACTACTTTCTTCAACAGACTGTCGATCAGCTGCTGTTGCTTTTGGTATTGCTCCCATTCGAATCTGAGCTTCTCCAACTCACTACTCAGCTTGGCTATCTTTATCTCCAGCTCTTCGTTCTCTTGCCATGCCTCTTTCTTCTCTTCTAGCTTACCAGCAGCCTCTGTAATTTTCATGTCCATCTCAGCGTAGCCATCCAGTTGCTTTCTCAAAGCTCTGGCAGCTTCCTCGATTGCTGGAATAGCAATCTTCATGAGCTTCTCGTCTATGATCTGCTCACAGACTGGACAAGTCCCTTCTAGCTTCTTGAATTTTTCTATTCTGTTCTCCAGTACCTTCAGCCGCTCACTCGTCGTTGATCTCTTCTTGATCAAATCCTTCTCAGCGGCATCGTACTTCCCAATCTCTCTTTCCAGCTTTGCAAACTGAGTCTCAGCTTCTGATTCCCAGACTCGTAACTCTTCTTTCTTCTCCAAAAGCTGAGCTTTCGTACGTTTGAAAATAACCTTCACATCTCGGTTTACAGCCAAAATCTGTTTGGCATCGGATATTGTTGAAAGTAGGTTCTTTTCCTCTGTAGAAATCGATTGCAGCTTGTCACAAACTAACTCATATCTCCGTTCGAAGTCCGATTTCTGGTCCCGTATCGCTTTCTCTGCCCGTTCAAACCGTTCCAGGTTCTGTAACTTGGCCAGAAACCCTTTCCGCTGTGATTCAGTTCCCGTCAACATCAAATGGGAACTGGCTTGATCTATGTAAATTGCATTCGCTAGCGTCTCCCAAGTGTAGCCAGTTACCTGCTCAATCAGCTTCTGTGTGCTCTCTGGTCTGTTACCGGACTCGACTACTTCCCCACCCACTTTCAGCTTTAGCTCTTTTGGCTGACGTGCTCGTCTCAGATAACATTCTCTGTCTTGAGCATCCCTGAACCAAAGCCGCACATCACATAGCTCACCTTTTTTCGTACCTCTTCTCATCCAACCATCGTGCTTCTGTTGCTTGAAAGTCTGTCCAGAATGAGCGACAGCTATTGGCTGGAGATAACTAGATTTACCGGCACCGTTTGACCTTCCTTTCCAATCTCTATTCTCTCCAGCCACAACGCAGAGTCCCGGCTCGAATCTAATGGCAAGCTCTTTGTAACTGAGAAAGTTTCTAGCTTTAATGCTACTGAACTTGAGTTCACCAGACTCCCTCTGTAACCCTCCGACAAGCGCCAACTGCTCAACGAGATATTTTCTAATGGCTTTTTCATGTGTTCTCAATTCATCCGGCAAAGTTTCTTGTACAAAGACGCGTATCTTTTTCTCGTCTGGGAAGTCGAGCCGAATTTTGCCAGCTGCTGAGCCACTGCTTTCGATAAATTCAGGTACGACAACAATCTCAGCACCTGCATACTTTCTAACAGCTTCAAGTCGCGCTTTGTCAAGATTCTCTCTGACATGTTGCACTCCCTCGCAAGGAACCTTGATTCTGATCTTGGCTCCTTGCCAACTCTCTGGCTTCGCTTCTTCAAATCCTGGCCAACCTGGATCGTACCAACCTGGAATAGTAGAACGAATTCTCTTGAGCGTTTTCTTCTCGAAGTCAATCAGGATGTAACCTTTTCTTTGATTTGCCTCGCCCCAATCGGTCGCGAACGGGCTACCCACATACCATACCTTCTCCGCCACTCTTTGCTGAAAGTGGATGTGCCCGCCGACACAATAAAGGTACCTTCCTGGATACAAATCTTCAGGTGATACCACGTCCTTCGATTGCGAGGAAGACAATACATTGTAACGCGCCGATTGCAAGTCTGAGTGAAAAATAAGTACATCTGTCTCAGGTCTTGTACGTTTTGCCAGGTCATGTGCTTCTCTTTTAAGCAAAATTGGATTGCTGCGAAAAGGAAGGAATGCAACCCGATAGGCCCCTCCCACTTCCAGGAATCCAGGATCATCGAAAGCTGCTGCTCCGCCTTTACGAAGTACTGGAAGCCAGTTTTGTTTGTCGACATGCATTCCCACCCTATCGTGATTGCCTAGATCAATACCGACAAGCAATCCAGCGTTCTCCCACTTACCAATCGTACGCAACCAGAAATTTACAACCCGGACGTCTACTGGATTGTATGCGTGTTTCAAATCTCCGGCTAGTACGATAACCTTAAACCCATACTTGCTTTGTAGCTGTAGAATTTCTTCAGCTGCTTGCTTACAGAGATCTAGATTCTCGTAGTCTGCTTGCCAATCTGATGTGACTAGAACCTTCACAAACTCTCCCAATACTCAGTCGCTTCTTCTTTCGTCTTTTTCAAATCCTTCGGCATCAGCTTCAACTGAATCTCATAGCCCGTTGAATGCCACTGCACGTTTCTTTTTGTCAAAACCTTTGGATGAACGAAGCCACTGAACGTCTCACCATCCACCAACTCATTTACAAAAATGATCTCTATCCCATACGAAACTGTCTTCAGCAGTGGGAACCGACTGGGGTACCAACAACTGTGTTGTTTATGCCAGTGAGGATGACTGAGAGCATATACTCCTTTTCGCAACCATGCGATCGTTCTGAACTGTGCTCCAACTGCTGGCTTATCTCTGAGCGCTAAAACAAACTGCCCGTCTTCGTATAACCAGTAACCGTGGCCCTCAGCATCCTTCATTTTTACTTTAATCATCGTGCTTGACCTCATCTATGTCATCTGCTATCGGTCCCGCAAAAATCTGGCAGAGCTCATAAAGTACGGCAACAGTTGCTGGTCCCTGTGTCGCATCCGTGTAGCTATCAACTTGTGCCATTCTACCAATGGCTTTTGCGAATTCTCCGGCGCGTGGACCCGGTATCGCTCTCTCCAAACATCTTCGCAAGTATCCAGAAACCTGTGCACGAATCCCTCGAAGGTCATCAGCTGTCGCTTCTTTCGTTTCCTTACGGATGGCATCCCAATCTCCTTTCTCCAATGATCTACAAATTGCCAGCGTGTCTGCTCCAAACCCGATATTCCTTACTGCCTCTTTCGAAGTCTGTCCAGCTAGATATAACTCCACTGCATTCAAAATCAATCCAGGCGACTGAATCCTTCCTTCCCATAAACTGGCTACCAGCGGCTCAGGTTTTTTCTTTACCTCGCCTACAAACTTGAAAGCCCTCTTGACCAACTTCAAGATATTGTCAGCCTGGAGCAACTTCAACTGCACCCTCTCACATCTCCTGACAATTGCTGGCAGCAATTTATTCTCTTCTGTCGTACCGACAATCCATACCGTCGACTCAGGTGCGTCCTCTAAATATTTGAGCGATAGATTCTGGGCATCTCTGGAAAGTCTCTGCGCCTCATCTAACATAAAAACATTTCGTCTAGAACCTTCTAACGGTAGATACATCGAACCCTGAGCTATCTTTCTGATCTCATCCACACCGGAATTTTCTGAGGCGTTGATCTCTCTGATCGAGAAGTCGTTTTTCTTTTCCAGACAAGCGTCGCAAGGCTCACCGAATTCGGCATGTGTACATTGCAATGAGACAGCCAAAATCCTAGCCACTGATGTTTTGCCCGTACCAGTAGGTCCGACAAATAACCAGGCCGATGGCTCTCTACCACTGCTGTATTGATTTCTGATTGTCGCGACCAGCGTGTCTTGCCCAATCAACTGGCTGAGACGTTTAGGACGTAATGTATGGGCTAACGTACGTTTCATCGTGCTATCCCTTCGTGCTATTTTCTTCTAAGATACCCACCCGGATTCCAAGTCATCAAAAACTTCTCACGTCTTCGATCTACCTCGAACTGTTCATTATACAAACTAAGAAACTCTTTTACCGCCCAACCTGGTCCATAACCGAAATTTAGAGGAGCGTCCACGTTCGTGTCCTCCACAATCAAATACTGACCTGATGTCACCAACCTCCAATACATCATCAACTCTTGAATCACATGTGGCGTACTATGATCGTCATCTAGAATGACCATCACTTTCTTTCCATCTGTCCTGTTCTGGATCTCGTCACGTATCAATGGATTGACTGAATCCCCGACGACGTAAGTAATCCGATCGTGTGGTGGCACAATCCCCAGCCGATTGTCAATGTCGACTGTAATGATCTGCCCGTTGCCAATCAAATCCAAAACATGAGCCATGAACAATGCTGAGGCTCCTGATGCTGTACCCATCTCTACTATCAAATCTGGCTTACACTCCCACAGAATTTCCTGGTAGATCCAGAGATCGAGCGGATTCTTCTGAATGAGATACTTACCACAATAGTTCGCATCCAACTGCACGACAACTTGATCGTCACCTTCTCCAATTCTCATCTGGAGCTGGCCCTTCGAGTACCAGAGACGATGAAAAGAATCGATCAACTCTTTCTCTTCCATCACTTACTCCCATGCTTTCTGTGCCACCAAACCAGCCTGTGTACCCCTTCGACAAAACCAAACGACAGCACCAGAGCCAATACTGGTGCTAGTATCTTATGATTCAGAATCCAAGTCTCGATCATTTATCCCCACCTTACCCCACACTAGCAGACCTAACCCAACCACACCCGAGCTTACCAAACCTTGCCACACCTTACCTTGCCAAACTCATTGCCCAGCTGCTATTACGGTCAACACCTGGGAAAAGGCTTCTGTCACTGACATCAACAGCCGACCGAATGTTCTCGCCTTGAACCGGAACTCTTCCTTCTGATCTTCTGGCAGTGAGTCGACGTAATCACGCAGCTGCTTCTCTGCTATCTGCATCGACATCTCACCAGAAGCCACGGCCACCCACAATTTCAAAACTACTTCCTGCTGTGACGTCGTCTTTTCAACTGCGATCTTGTCCTTGTCTGCTTTCGTTGCCATCTCATTCTCCTTTTTATTTACACATCAACTCTATAATCGCTGTCCGTAGCTGTTTCATTCTTCTTTCATACATCGAAAGAATCTCGTCTGTCATTCTCCAAGCGATCTCTCTTTCAGCGATCGTCAACTCCAAGCCGTTGAGCCACCTCTTCAAAACCAGCGTCGACGCCTCTGGAATGAAGTTTCGGTCTTTTATGACGTGAAGACGAAGTACGCTATCGATCTTCCTCTTCAAAGCACGCTCGGTCAAAGCTTTGCTGGAAAATTGTGTGCGCGATGGTACTCCACTATTTGAACGTTCTACTTGCTGCTCGGCCATTCCTTACTCCCCTTCTGTCTTTACATCTTCGGCGTCGATGTATTTTATCTTGCCGATGAAATAGAGCTTGTAACCGATCCTGAGACCCTCTCTCGATCCAGCACCGGCTTTGTTCTTCCAGTTCGATATCGTACCTTTGATACCGATCTGTTCTCCACCTTTCAAAATCTTCTTCGATTTTCTACGCATCCGGACTCGAACAGCTGCGTAGAGTCTGACAGCATTACCACCCGGCGTGTACTCTGGATTTCCCCAAGCACCCGGAGCTACTCGCAACTGATTGATGAACATCATCATCACATTGTAGTTGGCTACGAAAGCTACCCACCGCCTGAGCAGCTGAGAAAGAAATGATGCTAACGAAACCTTCGTTCTCATATTCTGTTCTTGAATCCCAGCTGCCGCTTCCTCTTCTGTCAGCATGGCAGCTATAGAATCTATACAACAGAATATCCGCCCCTCTGGATTCTCTTTACCCAGCTTTTTGATTAGCTCCTCTACTTCCATGAGCAGCTCTTCTGCGGTGTGCTGTCTCTGTTCGGTCTCTTTCCCAAACGTTCCGATCTGTGGCTGGAAAAGATAAACTTCGTCTGGATTCAAACCGAGTGTCAATGCCCACGTTGGATCCCAACTATCTTCCAAGTCTACCCAGATTACTTTTGCTCCATCTCGTTGAGCTATCCCAGCGATCTTTTTCATCTGGGCTGTTTTGCCCTGAGACTCGAAGCCGGATGTCTCGAACATCTTTCCGTAGGGAATGCCCATCTCTTCTGATCCATAGATACTGTTTAGTCTGGGACTCCCGGTATCTAGCCAGTACTTGACCTGTTTCTCGGTCGTGAAATGCTTCAGCTTTTTTCTGATAAGAGCTACCTCGTCCGCTGGTGAGAGCGGACGAGGCGTCTTGGTTGATTGTTGTTGTTTCATTTCGTATCTTCTTCGTTCTCTTTCAACATCTCGTCTGTGACCCCTCCATCCCCTTCGACGTCTTCTCCCACACCCAATGGATCGTTATCAACGATCTCACCGGGACTACTCGTCGTCGTCTTCTGGGGCTGGCTTGGGCTTTTTCTTTGACGTTGGAGCAGGCTCTTCTTCGTCTTCTTCAACGACTGGCTTTTTCTTTGCTGGCTTTTTTGGCGCTTCTTCTTCCTCTTCGGTTGACTCACTCTCTTCCTCCTCTTCAGCTGGCTTCGGTTTCTTTTTCTTCGGTGGAGCTTCTTCCTCTTCCTCTAACTCAGGGATGTCCTCTTCTGTCTCGCCGGCTTCTTCTTCCTCTTCTTCAACTACCGGCTTTTTCTTGGCTGGTTTTTTCGGTGGAGCTTCTTCCTCTTCGGTCTCCCCCTCTGTTGTCTCTTCTTCTGTTGTCTCCTCCTCTTCCTCGACTACTGGTTTCTTTGGCTTCTTTGGTTTGACTTCTTCTTCCTCAGCAGGCTCTTCTGGTTCGTCTGGCTCCTGCTCATGTCCGTAGTACTCGGCCTTCATGACAGCTTCGTCATAAGCCTTGAGCACTTCCTTGAATGGCTTGAGCTTGGCCAGCAACTTCTCTGGGACTTCCGACTTCTCGTCGTCTCGATCGATGTCGCCGTACTTCGTGGTCGTCATCGTCGTGCCTTTACGAGAGATCGTTAGGTTATATCCCTTCTTTGGATCGCTGACGTCTCGTCTCGACATCACACCCAACAGCTTGTTGGCTACCCCACCCGACATCTCCCAAAGCGTTGGCCCGACCCACTTGCCATCCATGACGTAAATGATCTGGACGGCAAAGCACTCTTTCGCTGCTAGGGCTTCTGCTGCCGCCTTGTGTGGGGATTTAGGTGACTTCTCCAACTTCGGAATCTGCTCATCACACAACCAGCATTCGCCCTCTCCACTCATCTTCTTTCCACAACGAAGATAAGCCTTCCGGGCGCCGACGTTCGAATGCATCCTGTACTCGATGTACTCGGCCTTCTCTGTCCCACGTGCGTTCGGCATGACTCGAAACGTCGTATCGCCTTCCGGCAACTTGAATCGTTTCCCTGCCGATCGCTCGTTTAGTTTTGCCTTTGCTGCTTCCTTTTTATCCATCTTGCTTTTTTCCTTTCGTGATTAGTTACTACGAAATTTTTTCCCACTTTGTGTTGTTTGATCCGCCTCCATCTCAGCTTCCAACGCTTCAATCATCTCCTTCTTCCGAGTCAAATAAAACTCGATAAGTTCTTTCGCATGCTTAGTTACTGTCCCCAACAAAACTTGAGCCATGCAACCAATAGCCGTAAGACTGGTGACTGTTATAAAGAAAATTGCAAACCAATCTACCACACTCATTCCTCTACCTCTTCTTTCCCCATCGATCTTTTCAAACGTTCCCGCTTGTTCTTCATCTGCTCGACTGTATGCTGACCACTAAAATTATCTTGCATGAATGCGTACTGAGCTAACACTTTGATTGAACTACGTCTGTGCTCATAGGCATCCAACAGCCCCTTCGCCCATTCTTCTATTCTCTTCGCCGTTGCCAACTCTTCTACTGCTGTCCGTAGTTCTGGGACTCGTTCGACCAACTCACTGATCATTCGTTCTGTCGTTCCCTTTTTCCCTTTGTGCTTGAATCTCATCTTCAAACTGTAGTCTGTTCTCAGATTGTCAGCGTGCATCTCAGCTTCTTGTCGGATGCGCATCTTCTTGATTCGATAAGTGACGGCAGCCATATAACATTTCGCTTGCTCAAGAGCCGCTAACTCTGTCTCTTCTTGTGCAAAAGCCAGATGATCTAGCAGCTCATGCACGTCTACTTCGCCGATCAATGGTTTCTTTGGCATGACAATTGATTATACAACTTCCTTTTTCATTTCCTTTTGAAGTTTAATCTGAAACTGTTGGTTCTTCTGGCACCACTTCTCGACAAACTCTTCTGGTGGCTCACCAGCATACTCGACCATCACTCCCAGTCTGAATCCGGCTTTAGCTTCAGATTTCAACGGAACGACCCACTTTACTTCTGGCCACCATTTAGCTACGTAGACCAGAATCTCTTTCTCCATCAGCTGATTAAATTGCTTGTACGCTTCTACCAGCTTCAATAGCTTGACGAAAACATATAGCGAATCATGCACTTCCATCGATGGCCGCTGGAGCAAATTGTATGTCTGTGGCTTAATCCCGATGATCGCCATCGCAATCAACATCAACTGATGAGCTGTTCCCTGAATTGGGCTGTTAACTGCTTGGTTTGCCCAGAATGTTGTTCTCGTCTCATCTCCAGCAATGGCAATCTCTCTGACGAAACCAAACAAAGTTTCCACATAGGCATTGTCTTGTGCAAACTGATGCTGGTGCTCGATGAATTCTGCTACTCCAGAGAACCTCTTGAAATAGGCTTTCCACAGCTTGGCTACGTCTTCCTTCGACATGTTGAATGGCTCACCACGTTCCAAAGCCTCATTCAGCAAATGGTAGTACAGCGATTCTTCTGTTAACCCGTAAATGATTCCGAAGTGTAGCCCTTTGATTGCTGTTCTGAGAGGCCTGTCTTTCATGATCTTTGCAATCGGCTGCCCGGTTAACTCATGTCCGACTGATGCGTGGATATCTTCTCCCGATTGGATTAGCTCGATCAGCCTCTTGTCTTTTGACATCTGAGCCAGCACACGAATCTCTAACTGGCTGTGATCTGCTCCAAGATAGACATCAAGATCGCCGAATTTGCTGACTAGACTCATCTTGGATGTCCTGGAAAAGGATGAAACATTCCGGTCTGATTCTTTTCTTCTCTAGCTTTCTTTTCGGCTTCTTTCTTTTTACTGAATGGTCCAACTACATAATCATACTTTGGAAAATCTTCTGGCTCAGGATCTTTACTAGAAGAAAAAACTTCATGATTCTCATATTGACCTTTAAGAACCCCTACCCAAAAACTCATTTTACTTCTCCATCCAACAAACTAATCGCATCTTCAAACGTATCTGGCTGACTCCCACCCGGCCAACTTCTATGCCCAAGTCTTTCTGTAAACTCTTGTACCGACTCGATGGGTAAATGAAAAGCCGCACACATCGCTGTATATCGATCGTGCGCTACCCGGGATATCTCTCTATCTGGATGACAATAAGCAACCACCTCCAACGAATGCATCAGATGGCTGTAGAAATGTTGGGTACAGAATTCTAATTCTTTAGCTGTTGGACCTTTCTCCAAAATCAGCTCCGGCTCTTTCGTCATAAACTCTCTGACGTTATCTGGATTCCCTGGCTTGAACGCTAGCCCGCGAAGCCACCGTGTGATTGTCTTGACTCCCGGCGTACAGTGCGTATCTGGCCCACGCAGCCCAAGAATCAACGTCGACTGCATCCGAATTGGAATCTGGACCAACCAATCTTGCAACACGCTAGTATTTCTCATAGCTTTGACTCCGTAATCCCTCTCTGATCTGTGTACATCCCTCTGTACGGCTCACAAGGACTGGTCGTCTTGGCGAAGATCAAATGAGCAAAGCGCTCTCCAATCGCCTCTTGTGGTGGAACCATAAACGAGAGCATCTCCAGCGTCAAATTTCCCTTGAACCCGGCATCTACGATCGTTGGTGGAAGAAAGAATCCTTTCCTTGCCCACGAGCTTCTCAACTCGACAAAGGCCATCAAATCATCTGGGAGCTCAAGTACTTCTCTTGTACAACCCAATGAGAATATACCGACCATCGGCTTAACTTCGTCCAAAATCAAGTCGATCCCATTCTGTTGAAACTGATCATCTCTAACTGGAATTATTTTTAGCTTTCCGGTCTCGATGTACCACTTCAGATCTCGTCCACTGAGGATCATTGCTGTTCTCTCCATTCTTTATATAGGTCTCGCCACCTCAAGTCTGATACCAATAAACATTCTATTTCTTCAGCACCGTGGATGTTTTGCAAATTTACAATGCCTTTTGACTTATCCGAAGGCTCTCCTTTCTTTTTCACCTTCTCTCCACCCGATCTGAGCCGACAAGTGATCGTACCAGTTAGCCACCACTTCGTCCGGACCCGTCCACCGTGTAATGTAGCCGATCGACGGTAAGCATCGAGATACGTCGATTTCTTTTTTGCTATCTTCCTAAACTCGGTCAACCGTTTTGGAAATGGATGGAAGTCTGCTAGTAAGGCCATCGTCTCTTTGTTTGTTGATCTAGGAAAATCTTTCTTCCACTCGGCATCCAGATGCTTGCCCAGCTTCAATTCGTCGTAAATGATCTTGACTACCTGTTGTGGTGAATTTGGATTGAACTTATATCCAGCCAGCTTCTGTAACTCTTTTTTCAGCGAGGCTATCTTGATCGGTAGCCAGGTATCTAGTAGATCGGCATGCTGAAAGTCTAGTAACGGACCACGCTCCAACTCCATCTTCGCCAGCACTGGAGCTACTAAAATGAGAACTTTTAGCAGCGCCTCGTTTACCTTCCCTTTGTTGCTCCTCTGAATTCTCTTCGTCAAATCACAGTCCGCGCCATTGTAGACCCGGATGATCTTCATCGGCACGGTCCAGAAGTTTACCAGCCCGGTCTTCTCGTCCTTGTAATGATCTAGAATATCTTTGTACCCGGCGAACTCTCTGAACCTGATATCAGCTGTCGCTTCTAACCCGAAGGCTCTACGACCGGAGAATCTCAAATACTCCGAAAGCATCGTATCGTGTACGAAGCCTTTGACCTTAACACCCCATAGCTTCTCTAACTTCCAGACATCGTAGACTCCGTTCTGAAATGCTTTTTTGATCTTCGGATCTGTCAGAAGATCTGATACGAAATGAAATTTTGCTTGCTGTTCGTCTGGTGTATTTTTCAGATCGTGATGGTCAAAGAAAACTCCTCTTGATTTTCCTTTCTCCCATGAAAAGCCAACATACACAATTACATTCTTTCCTTCAGCGTTTGTTCCATCCTCTATATCTACAGATACAACAATTCCTTTTGCAGCTGCCACCCTTATCGGCTCATCAAGCCCAGTCTTCAAAGCACGAGCACCCAATGTCACATACTCTTGACTTTGAATGTAGGAAAATTTCCCAGTCGCACCTTTTGCCTTCTCTACTGCTATCGCCAACGCTTCCCGGAACTCCTTAATCTTTGATCTCGGCGCACCTCGTAAGAAGTAGCTGGGATGATAAGTAAGAATGACCCAAGCCTTCAGCTTTTCTGAATAGAAAGTCTTCTGATCCTTCCGGTACTCGCCTTTGAGAAGAGCTTTCGCAGCCACCTGTCCGAAGACAATATGTACTTTAGTCTGACCTTGCACCTTCTCCAAAGCTTCTTCTGTATAGATCGAGCAAGCGTGTAGCTCTTCCTTCGTTGGATTATGGAACTCCCACTGCTCGAACTCGTTCTCTGAGACTGTAGCGCAGCGGACTACATTCTGTATATCGCACATCTCTCTCGTTAACCCAACCGACGCTGCATGCTCCCAAAGAAACTTACCAGCTGGACCCACTAGTTCTTTCCCTAATCTGTTTTCTTCTGAGCCTGGATTCTGAGCCCAGATCATGATTGACTTACCCTGTAGCTTGTCCAGATTCTTGATCTTCTTCAGCCCTTTGATCTTATCCAAAGGACAGAAACCACAGCCACGATTCTGATCTTTCCTTGGCTTTCGCTCACCCTTTTCGGGCACAGGATCGAAAGTCTTTTTGTTCTCGTCGAACTGCAACACGTTTTGAAATTTCATGGAACTCGCCAAACAACATCCTCTATAGTTCCTAGCCACTCAATTGCTTTTGCTTCCGTCATCGTTCTTCCAAGTGGACCGTAAAAATCCGTATCATGTACGACGCACCAAAGTTCTTTAGGGCTCAGACCTCCACGTTCTGCTAAGCGTTCTAGAGTCTGAGAATGATTATGCTGAGCTTGCTCTTCATGTCCCTTAAGCAACTCACGTGGAAACGAAACCGGATACGGTGTGCGATTTCGACGAGCTGCGTGAAACTCTTCAGTTTGTCCAAATAGAATTGGATAACTCATTTCTTCACCCTACCTCACCCGACCTTAGCCTACCAGACATTACATTACCAGACCTCACCTCGCCTCACCCTACCTTACCAGACCATGCCGCAGCTCACCAGACATCACCGCACCATACATCACCTTAGCTTACCAAACCCTACCATGCCAAACTTATTTACCAATCTGTCTCGCCACCATCATCTCCACCCCACCACCGGATAGAAGATAAGGTGTATTCTTCTGTTCGTCCACTCGTACTTTGATCCACTCACCATTCTGGGCCATGTAATCAACAACTGCTAAAGCTAACTCCAGTGGCCATCTGATCGTTCCTTCTACTGTCCCGTTCTCAATCTCCATCTGCTCTTCGAACTTTCCCTGCTGAACTCGTACTGATGCTTTGACTACTCCTTGATCGATCGCCATCTCCACAATCCAGTCTTCCCTCTTCACTCCACCCAAGTAGCTGGCCAATCTGGCTAGCATCTTTGAGAGCTTCTCGGCTGGCAGTCTGGTGAGTAGTGGCCATGTCCGTCCTTTCTGTATCTTCTCCACTACGTCCTTCTTTGGAAACGATTTCTGAGCTACTGCCGAAATCGTTCCTTCTATGAATCCACAACCACAATCCAGCATGACTCGATCGTTCTCCACTCCAACTGCTTGCACCAGACTGTCACCTAATAGCGGAATGATGCCGACTGGAAATGGAATTCTCAATGCATCTTCTTGGTCTCGTACTCCAACGAATAGTGAAATCAGATTCGTCGATAGCACCAACTTGCCACCGATGTAGACACAATTTAGATGCGGCAACGCTGGATCGGCTGTCGAACAGTGATTCGAAGCCAGTAGCAGTTTTCTCAAGCCCTCTGATAGCTTTATCTCTTTCGACTTGTCTCGATCTCGCCAGACTCCGTAGCCACTCACTGGCTCTTTTCTCATCGAGAAGTCTGCCTTACGACTGCCCTGTCTGATCAACCATTTATCTTCTGTCAAAGCCATCTTGAAATTGCCCTTCCAGCTTTTTCCGGCTTGAATGTAGGCTGTAAATAATCCTTTGTCGACAAAAAATGGTCCCGGCGTCAATGTATCGGTCAAAGGAACCCGAACCACACCGGTCACCGTCGATGAAAGTGACATCTCGATTGCATTCTTTTTTGTCAGTACTCGGACAAAGTCTGATGAAGGAATCCCGGCTCGTTGTGGAACAAGACTCAGCACATCCACAGCTGTGATCATTGCTTTCTTATCGGCTTCTACCCAGCTCATCGCTTCCTTCTCAGGACATAATCTATAAACAAAGAATTCACAAATTTTGGAATCCAGATAGCTTTTCCTTCGCACTGTATCAACTTAAAGAAAATCTCCCCACGGATTCCAAACATTCTAACCAAGGCCTCTTTAGAATGTTCCAAGTCGCTTATCTCTAATTGTTTTCTTCTCATGCTGATTGCTCCACTAACTCCACGTAAGGCTTTCCCGACGGTGGAGCCCATCCAGTAGCGAAGAAAACTTTTCCATGCCATCGGATCTTGGCTTTCATCGTCTGTCCCCACATAAGAAAAGCATCTGGCATCTCAGCTGATAAGTCTTCTATCATATCTTTCTGTGTTACCAGCAAATTCCAATCGCTGACTGACATCTTCATCATCGTTCTCCTCTCACAGCTGCCAGAAACTCAGCCCGTGCTGTTGCTTCTTTGAAAGCTCCCTCCAACGCCGTCGTCGTTGTCCAAGCTTCTTTCTTCACTCCACGCATCTCCATGCACAAATGACGACCACGAATTAAACAAGCGGCGCCTTTCGGCTGGAGACCTTTCTGGAGTAACTGAGCGATCTCTGCTGTCGTATCTTCCTGGAGAGCAGGCTTCTTGGCTACTAACTCAGCCAATCGAGCCAGCTTAGACAACCCCAACACTTTTTTCTTTGGGATGTAAGCGATCCAAATCCGCATCATCACGGGCAAAAAATGATGTGGGCACATCGACCACAACTGGATCGGACCCACTGTGATCATCTCATCTGATTTAGCCGGAAATGTTTTGCTAAGGATTTCGGTTAGTTTGGTTCCATCATCAAACAGCCCATCGAAAATTTCTGCATAGGCTCTAGCTACTCTTTCTGGTGTATCTTCGAAGTTCGGACCGTAACGTCTAACCTTCCCATGAGAGACTCGCTGCAAACTTTGTAAGATCTCAGCGATACTTGCGGCTACTTCCCTTTTGAACATAAATACAGCATTCTCTCGTACTTGCTCTTCGTTCTTTCTCTTCCAATGATTCTTCGTTATCACAGTATTGGCTCCATCTTCATGTATCTGTCTCTGAAAGTGTCCTTCCACTGATTCATGTGTGCAAAGATCCATCCGTTGTAGACGAAACGATAGGCCAACGATCTCTGTAACAACTCGAAGTCGAACCCATTCTTCTCCACCTGCTGCCTTATCGACTTCATTGCTGCTGGTGAAAGCTCTGTCGTTGATCTCGTCGAGCTTTTCAGCCCACCCGTCAGCGAAACATGCTGAGCTGTCATTGAGCCCCTGTCCGGCTCCAATGCATAAATCGCACCGTACGACGCCGTCCTGGACCAGCTGCTCGAGTCGACTGAATGCCAAGGATATGCGTAAGCGAGTGCAATAGATGTTACAGCAAATCCGTGCAGTTTCACTTTATATCCCTCTACAGCCCGGAACACCTGATCGAGATAGAACCTGGTCTTCTTGTAGTCTGATTTCCTTCTGGCCAAACTCGAGATACCGATTCTGGTATAACCGGCGTCGAGATACTTCTTCAGCCAGTCCAGCGAATCATCGCCGTGATAGACTGGCACCGGCTTCAGCCCATGTTCTTCCAGAATCTTGGTGACGCCCCAGACCACCCTAACGTCTTGCGTCCAGTCGAACGTAACGCACCACGAAATATCTTTGCTGTGCTTTTTGACAAAGCGGACATACAGCTCGATCGTCTTCTCTCTAAGCTTCTCTATATTGCCGACGTTCTTGTTCTTGAGAGCGAAAATATGGAATGAGAAAGCCCCGGAATCTAACATGATTGGATTGCCGTGAGCTACGTTTACTTCGAAAGACTCTAGCGCTCTCGAAGACCAATAGATGGCTTCTGGATCTATATAGACGAAGGAAAAGCAGCGATACCGTACACCGGAGCATTTCAAGAACTCTTCTTCCAGCTCCTTTGCGTGCACAACTGTGTGAGATAGATGAATTCTCGGCAACTCATCTGTCTGGGGTACGATTTTTGGATGTGGACCGTTCGCTAGAACTAACGTTTCTCTTTTTCTTGGTGTTGCTCTGTTCTTTGCTCCGCCCATCATACTAGTTTGCTCCATTCTGGATGTGCCATCATGCAAAGTATGCCATTATACTCTACCAGCTTACCTGACTTCCGTAACGCTCGCAAAAGGTTCTGTGGATTGGCTCCGATTCGTTTGGCCCATTTGTTAAACTCTTCCAATGTCCTTGCTGTGCTCAGAAACTCGAACGCTTTCTGCCTTGCTGTTCCCTTTCTGAAAGTCTGGGCACACTTGGCGGTCTGGACAGAACGTTGAGCACTCGAGCGTCGTCTTGTCATACACCTCCTTCTTTCCGAAACAGGTCTGCTCGTCCTTGGCCATCTTCTGGTAACAGGCTTTACAAATCCCGGTGACTGCTATGTAGGTTCCTTTCTCGATATCCTCTAGTGAGAATTTCTCATCGCAGATCAAGCACCAGAGCAGCTTCTTGCCTACGGTATCCAAACACCACCCCGCATCAGCTCCCGACAGTCGTTCTTGGTTAACCCGTTTTTCTTTGCTAGCTGACAGAACTCTACGTAGAACTGCTTCTCTTTCTCTGATCTCTTGGCTCTCACAGGAACCTGACCGAACCATTTCTTGATTCTCTGCCGACAGTCCTCTGACGCTTCGTAGTAGGTTCTGGCCAGCGCGTCTAATGCTTCTTTCTCAGCTATCTTTGTATCTGGCTTGCCGAACCACTCGATGTCTTCCAGTGGTACTCGCCAACCCATTCTCTTTTTGACTTGGTGCTTGAGTGCGAAATTCAGAAATAGGTTAGAGACTCCGATCCATAGAAACGTGGAAACACTCGATTGAGCTTTCCTGTATCTGAATTTTGCGTTTGCCAGGATAGCTACGTAAGCGTCAGCTACCAGATCTTCTGGCTCTACCCACATCTTGACCGAAGCTGGTAGCTGTCTCCAACTTTTGAAAGCCAGCTGATAGATCATGCCTTTGTACTTCTCGATGATTACTTCGTCTGTCTCACTCCACGTTCTTTTTGCCATTAGTCGAGTCTCCCCCTGCGAGATTATATAGTACAATCCCCCTAATGTCAAGGCAACCTGAATAGCTTATGCCTCTCTGCTAACAGCTCTTTCAACTCGTACTGACCCAAGAACCCGTAAATCTCTCTTCTGTGTCTCTCAGCCCACTCACCATCCCTTCCTGGTCTGGTAGCTACTCTCTTCAGTAAGTCTACCAAAACACTACTTGTCTCTTTCGTCCATACCTCGCTTCTCGGATCTGTGATGATCTTTGCCATCTGTCTTTCTTTGAAAACTCTACGCCAGTGCTCATCGTATTTCTTTACTAAAGCAGAACCCGATGCATAAAAACCCACCACTCTCAATCCTTGCTTCCATAACTTGACTGCCGTCTTTAGCCCAACTCCGGGCAGCCCTTTCAAACCATCACCTGGATCTCCGGCCATCGCCCTGATATCTAAAAAAGCATTCATCGGAGCCCCAAGCCATCTCTCTACATCCTTCACTTTCAAAGGCTTCTGATCTAAATCGTGCCAAGCCCATACGTTGTTATCCAATAGCTGAAACAGATCTCGATCTTTTGAGAAAATTCGAACTTCATGCCCATGTCTGGCTAAGTTACTAGCCACCATACCGATCATATCGTCCGCTTCTACTTCATCTAGCTGGAGGACCCATAATCCGAGCAATCGCAAAATCGGAATCAGCTGATGTATCTGCCACTGCATCTTCTCATACTCAGGATTGAAAGCCCTATTTGCTTTGTAGGCTGGATACGCTTTATGCCTCCATGTTTTCTTTTCTCCGTCCCAGCAAATGATGATCCTAGCCTCTGGCAGCTTTTTGTTAATCTTGAGCAGCTCAGTCAGAAACCCGTAGAACATACCGGTCGGCTTCCCACCTGAACTCAATTTCAAATGGGCGAAGTGATGTCTATACGCACACCACTTTCCGTCGATAATTACAATTTGCTTAGTCACTGCTCTTTTCACCTGGCATCCAGAATTTTACATTTAGTAGACTACCAACCATAGAAGTACCTTCGAACTCTTTTCTAGTCAGCTCAAAGAAGCCTCTCTTCCAACGAGCTAGCGTAATCCGAGTTCCTTCTTCGCACTCAGCCAGTATCTTCCCTTGTAGCTCTGGTGTCAATTTTCCTTCTAGATCTGCTCTTTCTTTCCCGGCCCCATCAAAGACTGCCAACGAGCCGTCTGTAAATAAGTACACGTCCTTTATCATTTTTTCTCCTTACCTCACCTTACCAAACATGACCCAACCTTAGCCAACTGTACCACACCACACCAAACCTTACCATACACCACCTTGCCTAACCACACCACAGCTCACCACGCCGCACCAAACTCATCTGTCTCTCATCAGTGATTTTATTCTCATGCGCAGCAGTGGTGTTATCTCTTTTCTAGCTGCCAGAAGTTCCCTAATCTCTGAGTCATGCATCTCATCTGCTTGCTGCTCAGGCCAAGGCCAGACCATACTGACCTTCTTTACCAACGGCTGTAAGTTATCGGCAGCAGCCAAATAGCCCTTCATACCGATTACATCTGGATCAACGAAGAGAACCACTTCGTCAAATTGTTTCAGCTGGTTTGATTGGATCGCTGTAATCGCATTTCCCATCGTCGCCGAAGAGACCATCTTATACTCCGTCGCTCTCTCTATTGCCAGCGCTTTCGGTATCCCTTCCGAGACTACTACAATCTTCGTACCCATCTCGTATTTCTCGGGATGAACGTTATATGCGCATTTGTTCCCAACTGAATTCTCATACTGCAAGAATCTCTGCCCCGTCCAGTCTCTCCCAACCATACCAGCCAACATATCACCATAACGGACTGGAAAAATGATCATGTGATGAAACTTGTCATCTTGCACCGTTGCACCGATCTCATGCGTTCTAAGCTGTCTAGGCGTGATACCTCTTTTCCGGACATACTGCCTAGCTCTTCCGAATAATGGATCGTTGTCTGTCACGTCTTTCAGCTTTTCAAAGCCTACTGGAAAATCTACTGGATCTGGTCTCGTTCTGGTCTTTTGTGTGAAAGCTTCTGCTCGTATCTCTTCGAAGCTATCTGAACCGAGCTGTCTTAGGATATCCAGTAGTACCTTTCTGGAACTCCAACCACAGCGAAAGCAATGACCCAATCCGGACTTGATATTAAATCCGAGCTTAAACTCGAAATCGATCCCACGATTTCTCTCCGGACAGAACAAACAACAGATCTTGAATTCGTCTGGCTCTGTCGAATGCTCTCTGACTTCGACACCTTTCAAAGTCATCTGTGTAAAGAAATCGATCAAGGCTTCTTCTCCTCTGCTTTGCCTGTTGGCTCACTCGTTAGCTGCTAGGCCGCTCGGCCAGCTACTGCACGAATTTCTTATAACTCATCACAGCTATTAGCAGGACTCTCTTCAATGCTATGGCGTCAAAATTCATCAATTTGTTAATGTCGGCGCCCATCGGCGAATCTTTCATGCGGTCAAGCCATTGCTCCATTTTGTCGAGAGCTTCTTCTGCATCGCAAGCCAAGTTACCTATTTTGTCCACTCTCTCGCTCCTCTCTGGCCCGCGCTCAGGATTGCTTGGGCGGGCGCTCCGACTCAAATCTCTCCTCGGCAAACTTTTCCAATAACTGTTCTACGTCTTTGCGAGCAAGCATAGGATTGTTGCTTTGGTTCGCAACTAGTCCGTAATGAGGCAAAGACTGCAATGCGGACCATAATTTATAGTCGCGTTCGTCCCACCCGTTTATTCTTTTTGACATTCTTAGCCTCTTTCTTTCGCGGCTCACAATTCTAGTTATCGCAATGGCTGACAACGCCACAATTACCGCAGCGAATCAGAATTGCTCCAGGAACGAGTGGCCGACCGTGACCACAAACTTGACACCAACGCTCTGCCATCGCTTCCTCCAATACATCTGCTATCTTGTCTAGAAGACCGCTCATCCGGCTTTCGCCTCCTTGTCTGGCTCCTGGCTGACGAGGGCGGCTTCAACGCATAAATTCTTTTCGCACGTCCTGCAATCTAGCACCGAAATCCGCCTCTCTTTGCCTAACAAACTCTTCCTGCTCGGCTTGACACTGTGGGCACATACTTCGTCCAGTCCAGCTCAATCCGTAGTGCTTACCACAAGAAAACCGCTCACTCGGCTGGTGGGCTGCGGCCAGCCATTTCTGAATATCCGCTATGTGCTTTTCAAGCGGGAATGGTGGCACCAAGCGTTCTCCTTCAAGACCAAGAGCCACTAGGATTTCATTCTCCGTGTAGAGCGAATCGGGGAACTGATAGCCGCTCCACGCCCAAGGATGCTTTTTACAGCGTTCGCACATTTGGCCTACAGGGATTATTTTTTGACCATGCTTATCAGAAAGAAGAACGTTAATGGACGCCCATTCTTGTGTTTTACCTACGCAACCACACCCATGACATTCATTTCCCACCTGCCCCGTCCCCGCCTCCTGAACGGCTGGCGCGGCTGCAAACAGATAACGAATCATCTCTTCTGCTTGCGTAGCGTCAAGTAGATTGGTCCCTGTTGGTTCAGCTTTCATCGGATGCGCGGTATGCTCGTTGAAAGTCCTCTTGAAGCTAATCCCGCCGTCTGGCTTGAAGTTTTCAGGCAGTCGCCACGAAAGGAAGCGGTTCACCATGTGCTTGATTAGTGACTCGGCTGGCGCTGCGCTCTCAGCGGGCTGGGCGACTACTCCAAAACTATTCCACTCTAGTGGGCCTTCCCTGTGATTTCCTTCATGATTTATTGGAAGTTCGCAAAGCAATTTACCTTCTCGTAAGGTGCGAGTATGTTTTGGACAGCGGTCTTGCACCCCCTCTGCTAGGACGGGATGGATAGCGAAGTCTGAGAAAAGACGTGAAGCGACACTCTCTACCGCTTCATCCGTCATGACAGTTATTCCCAAGTGCCCCATCGCACCGTATAGATATGAACGAGCCAAATCTCGCGCTCGGTCCATTGTTAGCCTATCGCTAGTTGTCATTCGAGCCTCATTTCTGGTTGGCCTGCCGCTCATGGGCGCATCGGCCTTCCGTTGAAAAATACATCCATGCATTCCACCAATTGATTTCGTGGCGAGTACATCTTTTTGACCATCTGGCAGACGCTACAATTTGGGCAGATTTCTTTGCGTGGTACTTCCTTGCCCTTCTTGAAATATATAGTGCGCTCACAACCGCAATTCAGGCAGACCATCGCCACCCCGTAAGTCTGATTCTTTACCAGTTTCGTTGCTCATTTCTCCTCCATCGCTTTGCGAATCGCGGCTGCCGCCGTGCTTAATGCGGCTCGAATGTGCCGAGGATAATTTACTCGGTCGCCATTCCTGACCACTATCCGCGCCGCTTCCTCCATCCCGGCACTTCGACCAGCATCGTTGCCATCCTTGAATCCCAATTCGTAAGTGCCTATCTGCGAGTCGAGGCCGGAGACGAGCGGTTCGAGTTCGTCGGCGCAACGAGATTGCTCTAAGCGGACGCATTTCAGCATGTCGGCCACATCTTTGAATCCATTTTCTCGTGCCTGAGCCTCTACCTTCTTTACACCGTCCACGCGCTCGCGCCACTTTCCAGGCAGGCCGACCAACTCCGCTAGTCGCTCAGTGAGAGGAGTCATGGAGTTTCCTCTTGAAACTGGTTTACCGCTTCCAGCAGAATTGCCCCGCCCAAAGTAAGAACAATCCATGCTACGTTGTATGGCCAATGCAAAGTCACGGTCCCTCCGTTCAACTGCGAGCCAACCGCACTCAAATAGCAAACGCCTACAAAAGCGAATGGTGGATTCAGCTCAATTTGTGATAAACGCCTCATCGCTTGCGCTCCACCACTCTTTCTGAACCCTAACGATCTACCGGAATATACAACACGCCACACGTATCGCAGGAAATTGCCCGTGTCGCGCTGGCTATAGGCCCATTGGAAACGAAGTCTCGATTGAGCCAGAATGCATCGGAGTCGGATGGCTGACAATGCCCGAAAGGACATTTGTCCATGGAGCCACAAAGATTAGAAGCCTTCGGAACAGACTTCTGTGAATTTTGCCCCATACATCCTGTCAATGAAAGTATTGAAGTAAATAGCCTAAAAAACCCTGCCCTAGTCATCTGATGCTCCTCTCTTTCGTTCTATTAACTACCCTTCCGGCAAACTGACCACCCATCGTCGACATCCAAAAAGGATCCATCTGCATGTAATCAAAGACATCCAACTCTTGCTGCTGAGACTTGGATCTGAATCTCCATGGCTCGTCCCAGATCGTTGACTCCGCCCAGACCTCTACTGGCTTTTTGAAACTGGCCAACTGACTCTTGACCTTCTCCATTAATTGTACAACTTCTTTTGGTGGAGCTGATCTTTTTCTAGGTTTCTTTTTCACAGCTCAGTCTGGGCACTTTCTGTTTTTCGTCTTTCGCATCTTGAGTGCTTGCTCCAATGCGTTTCTCAACTTGTCTGGTGGAGCGGATTCAATGTTCAGTTTGATCCACTCACAGAGAACAGCTGGAGCTGTTACGTCTTGTCCAACCAGCGTAAACATTGTATCGCCCCTCTTCATCGCTTTCTCGATGCACTGAGGCTCTGATTCCATTGCTTGACGCTCCGTCACGTCATGCTCCTGCAACACCAAGGTGAAAGCTGATGCGAAATCCGCTCCGTCTGGATCACGTTTGACTCGTTCTCGCATTCCGACCATCAACGCTTTCGCTTTTGATCCCAATGCTACTGCTAGTCCCGGTCCTGTCATTTCTTTTTCCTTTCTTTTAGTGGCCTCGCTCTTTTCCTTATCTCTACCCGATCTTCTCTGAATGGTCGGACTCCATACATTATTCCCGCCCACTCTACTCCTTGCTTGACTAAGCCCTTCTCTTGTGATCTCCAAATCGTCAACTGATCGAATGCATCTTTCTTGGAAGCAAAGACCATTAGACTATTCGTATAGGCATTCTTTGCTACGTGCCAGTGATTCCAACGATCACAAATCTAATCGCATAACAGGTCATCACTCTACATCCTCCTGTTTCGCCAGCTCGATCTTTTCCCGTGCCAATGTGGCTTCCCGGTCGTAGAACAGACTCTTCTCTTTGTTGGTAATTATGTTCCCACCGACGAATTGTCTATCATACCTATGCGCGGCCACCCAAAGAAAAATTGAATCGTCTCCCCACTCACCCTGACCCAAGCTGAGAGCGAAACTTGCTTTTCTGATCTTGGAGATATCTTCCGCTACATACTTGCCTGAGATTATCTTCATCTCGTCTGCCTTCTTCGAGGTCTGGGATGCTGTCCAGCCGATTAACTCATGTCTGGCTAACAGGGCCCGGAAGTCCCGATAGATATCTGCAAACTCCATCCGTCTTTCAGACTGCTTCTTCATCGGTCTGATCTCGTCATCGTAGTCGATCAAGATTACATCGGCTACGAAACCCCTTGATCGTTCCTGCTCGAATATGTTCTCGATGAATGGAACCGAACACTCACCACCCGTCGCTTCAACTACCTTCAATTTTGATCTGGCGTATTTCTTGTACCGCTGGAATCTCGTTCTTGTTCGTTCTGGATTTTCGGTCAGCCTCGACATCGGTAGATTTGTGATCGCGGCGTCGAACCGGTCTTCTATATCTTCCTTCGGATCCTCTAGTGTAAAGTGCAGCACATTCATATGCTGGAGAACGTAGGCCAGTGCAAGCCATACGAAGAGCATCGTCTTGCCTCTCTTGTATGGCGCCAAAATCAAGCCCAGATGTTTCCTGGCTATGATCCTGATCATTCGATCCAGCGGGTCGATCAGTAGTGCTGGGAACCTCGTTCGGTGAGATTGGATTTCCCGTCTGGCCATTCTCTTCTCCAGCTCTTTGTCTGAGAAGATATTCGTCGGCCTGTCTGTGTTGAACTGCACCTTCTCACTGGCCTCCCGGGCGATCCTCAGGAACTCATCCATGGAGAGTGATCCCGTCTCCAGATGGTTCTGCATATTATCGATCGCCCGGGCCAATTCCAATTCTGTCTTGTAGCTTTTTACTTTCTCCAACGCAGCATCTGGAGCAATCCTTTGGTGACCATTGTTGAGGAAGCTATCGCCATACTCAAGTAGTCTGGACTTGTTGGCATCTTTCCAGCCCGTCTTTTTAGCGTACTCAATAAGCTCAACTCTAAGCATACGACCCACAGGTTGCCGATAGCGATGATAAAAATCAAGCGCAAGACCAGCGACAGCCATGCGTTCATTTCCGGCTCCTTTGTCTAACCCTTTGAAATCTTCTCTCGTCAGCATATGACTGGCCGTCTTACAGAACTCCCGATCGTGGATCAGGAAGCTGAGTAAGGTATCGCAAAAATGTGGATCTTGTAAAAATGAGTCTTCCTTACTCATATAGCAACCGCCATCGCAATATGATCTACACCATCATGTGTGCCTTCGTTTAGAGGCTTCAAGCAGAACCGACACAAGCCCTGACGCTCTGCTTCGTCAAGATACTTCAACAACACCTTCTCCCATTCTCGTCTCTTCTCATATACTGACTGCTCGGCTTCTTCTATAATCCTATCACGAGTTTGTTCTGCTAATCGTAATTTTACTGCTGCTTGCTTTTGCAAGATCCTAAGCTTTGTTAACTCAGCACTGTAAAATTTTGGTTTAGGCTCTTTTGCCATTGCGCGATGGCTCCTTTTTTATTCCCTGCGTGCTTAATAATACAAAAAGTTTCAAGAAACCCAAGGATTATTCCTGTACGGTCTGAGTCGTGCTGCTTTCTCGAACTCTTTCCTCAACTCTCGTTCCCTGTTCATTCTCTGCTGGTACTCTCTCACGGCATCTCTGGGACTCTCCCAATTCTCTTTCTGTCGGATGCCCTCACGATAATGATTCCACTGGGCTTGCTGTTTGATCGATTTCCATTGACGGATATTCTCTCCGTCTGGGAACAGCTCCAGTACTTTCTGTTTCAAGATCTCTTCGCTCTTGTCTCCAACCAGTGTCGGTATCTTGACTCCAAACGCTCCCGTCGTGTAACGGGCGAATTTCTGTTTCCAAATCGGAACGATCGTCTTGAGGATAAATCGCAAGCTGACCTTGTAACGATCTTCCCATTGCTGGAGTCTGAGGCAGCGGATTTCGTCTTCCTCTTTCAGATTCCAGTAGTTCACACCAAACTCTTCCTTGACGATCTGCTCGACTCGTCCAGCTATCTGTCTCACCCGCCTATCAATTTTTCCTATCATAATATTCATATCAATATCACTATTATTACCCTATAGTGATTGTGTTGTATCATTTCCCAGTATGTTTCCCTTCTAAAGAAGAGGCGTCCAGCTCATCTCTTCACTCCTTCCACAAAGCGGATGCCCGTTCTTGGGCAAGTCGCGATGTAGTACCAAATTCCCCAAAGTTTTAGGAAATCAACACATTCCTCTCTCTGTATCATTGCTATCTCAACACCACCTTTTGTAAAGGCTGATGGTGCCTTCTGTTCGTTCCAGAAATGTCGATAGACGTGGCCAAATTCCTGTGGTACCTCTCTGGCTCTCCCAAACTTCAAATCGTCAGCCAGTTTGATCAACTCGGCAGCCCCATCCCTTAGTTCTTGTTCTAGACTCATGACTACCAATCCCATTGCACTTCTTCAAATTTCACACCTTCTGGTAAAGCACAACTCTCTAAGACTGGAATCACTTTCTCTTTGAAACAATCTGGACAAACGTGAAGGACTAACTCAGTCCCACTACCACCTTCTGGATAGCTATTTCCTGTCTTCATGAAAATCCCAGTCTCAGCAATCTCAAATTGCTTTTTTCTCCAATCTACATCTCTATCGCTTGACTGGGGATTAAAGGCTTCTCGTCTACAAAAAGAGCACTTGACGAAAATCTTTTCATCTGTCCTAGCAGGAATTATTACTTTCTTTAATTCTCTGGTCATCGTTCCTTCTTTCTCACCCGGAGTTCTGTAATCTCGTAGCCACACGCTTCGATATAGCGAAATAGCGTACTCACGTTCATATCTTTCGTATGGTTCAGGGCACGGGTCACGCTGGTACGTTTTATTCCCAGACGGGCAGCCAACTTTGTCTGACTGAGACCGGCCAGTTCCATGGTCTTCTCTATCCACTCGATCGATCTTTGTGATGGCGTCACTGTCCGATCACTTTCTTCAAAGGATTTCCTTCTAAGTCGACTGGTTTCAAAAACAGCAACGCTCGAAGTCTATTCCTTCTACACATCGCACATTTGCAACGCTCAGTCCAAACGATCTGAAAGCTAATGTAATTGAAAAAATAAAAAGTCAACCAACGACTGTGTTTCTGTACCGTCCAAACAATATCAAACACAGGAATTATCTCAGACTCATAAGTTCCTTGTTCTAAATTCACTTCCGTGAACTTAGGCATCATAAGATGAGCCTTCATGAAATAGAACTTCATCGTTCCAACTCCTTCTTCAACTTGGCCTCAGCCAACTCAAGGATCTTCTCTGCTCCCAGCTCGCTGGATACTTTGTAAATTGGAACACCCAGTCTCTTCAGTGCTGATCGACGACTCATCGAGGCTTTCTCGAACTTGTTACCGATGTCTGAAATGTCTACGTAAATCAGCCCGTCCTTCCCATCGGCCAACCGTACCCCTCTCCCATATTTCTGAACGGCATCGTTCTTCGACTTCATCCCAGCGCCGTCTATGATGAGATCCAGTTTCTTGATGTTGATGCCCTTCTTAAAAACTACGTTGGTCAGAATGACCCGTAACTTCGACTCTTCCATTCTCCTCTGAGCCCTAACTCTGTCTGAAACATGGACCTCTCCGAAGACCAACTGATGTTTCACCCCGTCCAGACTGTCGCTCAGATCTTTCAAATGTTGTACCCGGTTCAATAATACAACAATGTGTTTGCCTTTCTCATAGGCAACTTTGATCATGTCGAGAATGAACTGATTTCTTTTCTTTCCCTCTACGATCACGTCTCTGTACAGCTCGGCGTACTGCGCCTTGTATCTTGCCCGTACCCAAGCCCATCTAGGATTCCCTCTGATTGCTTCAGCCTTTATTTCCTGTTCCACCTGAACTGAGACGGCGACTCCTTTTGATAGGAAGCCTTCCTGCACTCCCTGCTCCAGTGGATACTTGAACACAACCGGTCCACAGAGATCGTATGCCCGATAGGCTACATTCTTTTTCTTTAGCTCAAGTGTGGCTGTGAGTCCGAAGATTACTGGGGGCCGAATGACTGCTATCGTCTGGAAGTTTCTTCGATTGAGAGCCAAATGCACTTCGTCAATGATGATTGCCTTTAGCGTTCTCGTCCAAGGCACATAACTCTGATCGAAACGATGTCTGTGGATTGTTTGAATCGTTGCTACAGTGACCCGCTTAGGGTTATAGACTGAATTCCCGATCTCCCCTATATCCTCTTGCAGTACGGTGCGTAGCTCGTTTATCGCCTGCTTTAAGAGGGTTAACTCGTCAACTAGGAACAGTGCTGGCCCTTTCAGACACTTCAAATAGATTCCCGTCGAAAAGGTCTTTCCCGTTCCCGTGGCATTGAGAATGAGTCCACCAGTAGCTGAGGCAGCTACCATCGCCTCGTAGCAGTCTTTCTGATAGCCTCGTATCTTGTCTTCTGTCTCTCCATGTACTCGCCACTCGATCTCAGGCCCACGTCGTTGATCGTCTACCTTGAACTTGACATCGAATTTCTTTTCCATCTCTTCCCGGAGAGCTAGGAATAAACCAGTCCCGATCCTACCACGCTGCATCAAATGAATATATCCATCCCACCCTTGTGGCTCGTCTTCGTCTGCTGTTCCTTTTCCTACTGCTGCCTGCCACTCGATGTAAGCCCTTCCTTGTGGAGAATATTCCCAGCCTGGCTTCCTGTACTTGAAAAATTCATAGAACTCATCAGACAGACTCCCGTGACAATCCAGAGTCGCTTTTCTGTTCGTGAGTAAAACTAAAACGGTCCGAGCCATCTGCTTGGACCTTTCTATTCTGCTTCTTTTTAGGAGCGCGCGTTTGAGGCCCGAACGACCTCGAAGGTATTATACAGAAAACTTTTCAAAAAGCAAGCGAAATCTTTTACGCTAGTGTTTTGGCAAAAGCATCTCCCATAGTCGGGAACTTGGAATCTGTGAGTGTCAATGGCACCCCAAGCGTAAACGAGAAAGAGTCTGACATCAACAATTGATCCATGAAAACTATCGGACCCATCGTAAACTTCAAAAAGTCTGCCAATATTATCTGATCTACCATTCCCAAAGGCAGTCTAGCAGCTGGAGCATCTACAGAAACTGCATCAGATAAAACAAGCCCTTCTGAAAAGGATAGTGCTAAATTGAAAGTCAGATAACGATACCAAGATATCAAAGATTCTGCTGGTGACGAAGTCGGAGCGACTGACATCGTTATCGTACTTCCCGACAGTGTGTAGTCTATTCCCTGAATCTGTAGCAGCCTACTCCCGGTCCCCACCAGAAACAAAAGCAAACTCAAAGCTGGATTCGGTGCGTGAGCTAAAGTAAAAGTTACATTCGAGCCATTGATCGTGCCGGAAGGTACTTCTGCATCAGAAAACCTCTGACCAATATTTGGCCCAGCTCCTCCATTCGTCTCTGGAAGAATCCCTTGCACCTGTCTCGTTAAGTCTATCTTCTGTCCCATACTCAGTTTCCCGCAAGGTACTGATAACTACCCGTCAGGGTACTACCCGGATTTGGAGCCACCACCATCGTAATTTGATTTCCGTTTGGCAAGTAATCTGACCCAGAAGCTTCTGTCAGCCCGTTCAAGAGCAAAACCAAACTACCAGCTACTGGTATATGAGCGAAAGTAAAAATCTTATTCGTACCATCTATTACTCCCGATGGTACTTCATTCGTGACCGTATTTGTTCCGTTCGTAACTGGACTTCCCCCAGTGCCATTATTCAAATTAGATTTGAACGCCATCAACGGTCCAAAGAAAATATCTGTTGAGCTTCCACTAGCTATATTATCGTGAAATCCCGTACCCGTTACGAACAAAGCTTCCACAAAGCCACCTGCTGGCAAGAAAAACCAGCTGCCAGCTTCAAAACCAAAACCATCACTTCCAAAATCTAAGATAATAGCCGCCTGACCAGGAGGACTCTGTGTAAACGTCTCAACACTCGCTGGAGCCGTAACACAATTTATTGCTGTATTCTGTGCGATCTCTGTGTTGTGAGTCACGCTTGAATACGTATTTCCCTGATACGATGGTTGGTAGGTCCCGTTTATCAATGGAGGACCAAAAACCCATGGCCATTCTCCTCCCATATCATTATACTGATAGCCGCCCAAACAATTGTTCCATTCATTTCCGATGATTAAATTCTGAAATCCCGCCCAGTCTATTGTACCGATACAAACAGGACAGTTCACAATCCTATTGTTCGTGATCTTTGAACTCCGCAGCATGTCCATCTCTATGATACCCGTCGTCTGGGCTGTCGTAGATCCTATCTCAGCCGATGGAATATTTGGAGCGTCGTGAATGTAAAGATTATCTATACTAACGTTATCGCTGTGTCCCCATTCAATTGCCAGTCCCCACGGATTCAAAATCTCGATACCGTCTATCGAAGAATTATCAGCACAGTAGAAACGGGCCAAAGAGACGTTTGGAAACCCACAGTGGGTCACACCATCAAAAACATCTGTTGGCAAAGCCGCTTGAATCTGTCCGTTCAAATAGACTTTCCCACTACCAGTTATCCTAAACCCCGTATTTCTGGGACCTTCATTAAAAGCTTGTCCAGCTAAGTAGCTGTTCCATGGAATATCCGAATTTCCTAAATCTGGTTTGATTAGCTGAGTCCCCAATGTCGTATTCAACAACCAAGCCGAATTCATGAACAAAGCCCAACCAAACTCACCACCTTCATTCAAGCCACCAGAAATAACATCCGCATTTGTACTCGGATTAGCAACAACTGCCCCATCTATCTCTAGCGTTATCCCATCAAACATGACCAAGGAATAGGCCATCGAAGTATAACGCTGACATTGCAAAGTAAAAAGACTGTTCTGGGATGCCCAAGGCAACTTGAAACCAGAACTATCCGGTCCTAGATTATGATCCAGTGTTATCTGAGGCGAGACCATACAACTCACGCCTTGGGGAATACAAACTGTTGTCTTTCCCGGAGGAGCTGGCGTCGTTGGCATTAATCTGTAAGCCACCATCGAAGCTACCCCATCGTAACCCGGTGCCTGCCAATTTTCATTCGCACCAGAAGCTGTTCCCAGTCCTTGTTTACCAGTCCAATTCTGATAAGCTACCGCCATCACTGGTACCTGACTGTTTAAGCCGTTCGGTGGAAAAGCTGGCTGAGCTGCTACGAACTTGAAATCTCCGGGAGGCGTAGGAGTTTGTCCGTGAGCGAAGCTAAGCTCCGTCGCGTAAATTACCAAATCTGGTTCGTTCGTTGCTGACAAAGATGGTGCTTGAAAATTACTGGTCGGAACCACTACGCTATTGGATCCATCCACAGTAGTCGGTGACAACAAACCCGACCATTCCATCAAGACTGCAGAAATGTACGAATTGAACTGTAACTGTGGTATCACAATCTTTACTGTCGTCAAAGCAGATACACCAACGGGAGCATGATACACATATAACAATTCTTCCCCGTTCGCTATGACAGAGTCTTGTGCATAAGAAGCATTCCCTTGATTATCCGAAACCACTGGAGTCGCTGGATGGCCTGGACCTGCTCCGTAATCGAAAGCACTGAAAGCCACTATAAACGTATTTCCTTTCGTAGCTGGAACAGGCAGAGATAGAAGTAACGTAGAACTAGAACCGTTCTGCACACCACCAGGAATAGACTGCACCAACTGTGCTGGTACTCCGTTATGTTGATTCGCTGCTGTTAGATTTCCCAAGTAGTTCTGATACGCCTGATTCAAAGCTCTCTGAATCGCGGCTGTATCATCTGTTACACCATCTCCTACCGCACCAAAACCCCGGACATCCAAACAACTAGTCGAGCCGGTAAACGTAGGCCCACCAGTCACTACGAAAGCCGATGTCCCGACGTTCACGATCAGCGGCGTCTGTGAAGCTTCATTCAGCAAATTGAAAAATCTGGCGTACAAAAGAACTGTCGGTGCTAGCGAAGAGTTATCGTACGTAAATGTCAATCCAGGATCATTCGGACTGTATGGCAATGTCAGATTGGCATAGCGGTAAAGAACGGTCGGAAAGAATACACCATCTCCCGATGTCTGAATCACACCGAGAACATTTCCCCCGCCTGCTGGCTCGATTGTTACGTTTCCTATCGCCATATCAAACCAATATGTCCGCTTGCGTCAACGTGTAGAAAACTTGTGGCACAACCACCGGTGTCGTTCCGTTCAACTGCACCTGTGAAACTACCGCCTTACCGTTTACATCTGTACCCAGCACCGAAACCGTTCTCGTATCACCAGCCTGATCCGAGACTACTTGAACTTGGATACCATTCGGAAATATCAGAGGACCCGTGTCTACTTGCAAGCCATAGATATTTTTATCGAATGTTAAGGGCAAAGCTGCCGTAAGCTCTGGCTGAGTCAGCTGCACTCCACCTATCGAAGCCCCCGGAAAGACAAAAGCATATGGCGGCGGCTGTGGCACCATCGGATAGTTTACCCGGAACGCTCTGGTAAATCTGGACGACTGTGTCCCGTTCACCATCCTCATATACCACGTCTGATCCAACAGCGTGCGTGGCAAGGTAAACTTCTGTGTCGTGAATGTACCGATTACATTAATCTTGTTGAAACCCCAACCCGTATCCGACCGTCTTACCTCTACTCCCGTTATCGGTGGTGCCCCCAGATCTACCGTCACCTGTGTACCACTGATGAAACTCAGCTTGGCGTTCTCTAGATTATCCAAGTACGTCGTAAATACTTGACTACCCACTGGCAGGTTCTGTGGATTTGGCGCTATGGCTGTCTCAGTCGGCGTCAATGTGTTCGCTGGACTGACTGGCAAAAATCTCTTCAGCGTTTTCTCTAGGTACAAATCCTGCCCGAAAGAAACATCGTACTGCAAAATTTCTTGATACAGCTCCAACACCGTCGTAGTAACCGACCGGACCAGCAGCTGCTCCCCACTCAAGCCCCTCTGTGGTGCTGTCACATTGAAAAATCTTCCTGATCTTGGATAGTCATTGAATGGATTCGCAAAGTAGCTTTCTACGTTGTAGTCTCCATCGTACTGCACCGCTTCTCTGTCTGTGATGTAAGCCTGAGCCGCATAATCGCACTCGTAGCTAGTTCTTGGTAATGGTGACAAATCCGATACGACGGCAGTCCTGTGCCCATCGTCTCCTACAATCAACGCTTCTTGAGCTATAGAAACAGGATCCTGAATCCTGGAAACAGCGTGCCCTTTCTGCCAGGCTTGAAAACGTATCCGTGCACCCACTCCTGGTATTCTTATCGAATAGAACTGCAGCTGATCTGTATCCCCATTCTGTGCAATCGTAGCTGTGACGTTCTCCATTCCAAAGCCTAATGGATAGTGATAATACGGACCAATCGGAATGCCCAAAGGCATTGACAGCGGATCGTCTGGATCGTAGGGCGGTAACTGACCTCCTGTCAAGGCAATCGGATTCGTCACCTGTGCTCCCGTCAAGGCCGCAACCTGCAACAGAGCTGTCGGTGACTGGAAACCCAGCGTGTAGTTCAATGTCAGATTCAAAAACTGTGAATTCAATATCGCGTACGCAGCAAAAGAAGGCAAATTCTGTGCTGAACTCGTGTAGGTCGTGATCGCTGGCGTGTACTGTGGCACAAATGGATTGTTCAAGGTAGCTATGTTGTATGCCTGTGCCAAATCTACGTCTGTTATCGTAAACGTTACTTCAGCTACCGACGGGAGATACTGATTTCCGAAAACCGTCCCGGCCAAATTCCTATAGATCGGCTGGTATCGTGTAGCAAACCTAGCCGAAATACTCGTCTGTAAAATGTAATGATGATTCTGCTTCGAGACTACCGGCGTACCGACCAACGCTCCAGATATCATCGGCGAGATCTGGATACCGTTCGCTCCGGAAGCCGTTATCGTTACTGTCGTATTCGGTGCTGTCCGTACATCGAAGCCGGCTAAGCAATTCTGTGGCGTCAACTGCTGTGTCAAACCACCGAGACTACCATAGAGCCCACCCAATATTCCAACGCTGACATCGTTGAACTGGAACTCTCCGTGTTGGAGTACCAAGCTACCACCTAGCTCCACACCACTCTGCGCCAAAATGTAAGACTGCCCGATTGCTCCAGATACTCCAATCGAGTTCAGTGCTCCAGCCAGTAAGAATTGTCCAAGTGGATCTTGCACGCTCCACAGCGACGTATTGAACTGATTCTCTGTCCAGTCGTCCTGGAGTACGATATCGTTCTCCCCGTGAAACATGGAATACTTCAACGGGAAGCTACCCGTAAACCCATCTCCTACGAAATAGTCATCCCGACACTGCTGTGGTTCGACGTCTCCGATACAAATGCAATCATTCACAATCGGAACAGCCAGCACACCCGTGTTCAGAGCACCGGGTACGAACTGCTCTTGTGTCTGTGTGACTTCGTTGTAGGTTATCCCAAGCGGCTGGTCACCGTAAGGAACGAAGTAGATTTTCTTTCCCAGCGAATAGTAGTGATACTGCGACTGATCCCCGAACGCTTTCGCCACATCCGACCATGTCTGTGTTGGATCGTAGGAATAGAACGGAACGATATCTGCATCCTGAATGCCGGACAAGTCGAAGTATCCCGGAGCTATTGACTCGGCTATGTTCGCCAGTATCTGACCCATCGTCTGATTGACATAAGCAGCCACAAACGGAACCGACTTCATGTTCAACAAGTACTCGTCCGATGTAACCTTTATATCCAACTCGTAATGCTGGAAACGTTGTGCAGAAGCTCTTGGACCAACGCCAATGAATCTCCACTGAGGGGAGTTTGTAACGAAGCCTGTGATTATATTCGCACCAGAGACCGACAAAGGACTCATCGTACTTTGAAACTGGACGTAGGCTGAACGAACTGGAGCTTTAAACTGCCCATCGACGTTCGATAGCGTGAAGCTGAACAAAGCTGGTGTGTTCAGTGAATCCTGAATATTGATCGACGACGAGATTACATAGTGTGTGTAATCTACGTTTCCTTTGCCGTCCCCGTTATTGATGAGAAGCTTTAACATGATTCTAGGAAACTCTTCAGCCTTTTCAAAACGATTTCTGGATTCTCTCTTAAAACATCATCCCAAACTACTAAAGTCTTGAAGCCCCACTTCCTAAAGCAGTTTTTTCGAACCCTCTCGGCTTCCTCTCTGGTCTGTTTAGGAATAACAGAATGCCAATGAACACCAAATAGCTCAACCAAAGCCTTCTTACCATTCACATTCACAAAATCCGGGATCTTACCACCGACGGTAACTTGCCCTTTAACATTTAGTCTGAACTCACCCGGAAAATTCTTGTCTAGAAGCTTTTTCAACGCCCTCTCAGAATTATTAGGCTTTGGTCTTTTCTTCAAAATTGTCTCTCGACCAGACTCAGACATTCTCTGTTGATATTCTGGTGTTTCTCTAGCGAGCTTCTGCTTCTTTCTATACTCTAGATCTTTCCAAAGTTCTGTAGTCGCCCGACCTATTCTTCTTTTCAACCCACGCTTCGTTCTGTATGTTTTTGAAACCCCGTCAGAAACACTAGCTGATACCCTTTCTCGATATCCAGGCCTCTTCCAAACCTCTTTCATCACTCTACTCTTCAACTTCAAATTCCTACCCTGCTCTTGTGCAGTTCTATAAGAATCCTCTTCCCACAACTCCTTAACCGTCCTCGATGATTGCTCACCAATCAAAACCTTATACTTCTGCAAGCGCATGTGATGACCCGGTAAAAATTTTCTAGTTGGACCACTCGTATTTTGTCCACACCCACAACGACATAGCATAGGAAAAACCTCTACAGCAATTATAATAGAATCAGATAGGCGTTGGATTATTAATTTCTCCTTGGAAACCTCCAAAGCCTTGGCGCGATCTTGTTTGGTACAAACTGTTCATCATATCTTCCAACGTCTGTGAATTCGTTCCGGTCACAGTTGGAGAGTTCAACAGAGTGGACCAAGCCTTAATTCTTTCCATGTCTGCTGCTATCTCTTGCATCTTCAAATTGACCAACTGCGTTTCATTCTGGACTCTCGTTGATGACAGCGTACTGATATTCTGCTCTATCGCTTGTCTCGTCGCTGTCGAAGCTACCAAAGTGCTGGAAGATTGTCCGATACTCGCAGCAGCAGCCCCACTCGTCGTCGTCACTGCAGCACCGAGCGCTGAGGCTATGCTGGTCAACAGAGCGCCGCCGACATTTAAGATTGTCGTCGGACTGGTAAACATCGTCGTCAGCGCTGTCTGTAACGCTGCTGGAAAGGCTGTTAGATTAGAAGCCAGCGCATCTAGATTACTTCCCAGCGTCTGAAACGAAGCGGTGAGAGCTGTATCTGACGACCCGGCCGGAGTAACTCCTTGCGCTCCACCGATGATATTTCCAGTCGTCGAGCCAATCGTGGCCGATCCACTCAAATTTGCCTGCTGATTGTAGTAAGCCAACGCTTGCTGGTACTGGAGTTCATTCTGTTCATCAATCGCCGCAATACCCGTAGGAACAGGAGGCGTTGGCATCAATCCAGGCTCTGTCGATGGATTGATATACTGCCCACCAAGCCCGATCATATTCAAAGCTGTCGGAAGATTCGTCGGCGTAGCCCCAGAGAAAGCAGCCACTTCCTGCATCAAAGCAGCCGTCGAAGCATCTTGTTGATCTAACTGGGCGTCTTGCAACTGAACCAACTGTGTCTCCAAGCCGACCCTTGTCGTCGCCAACTGGAATATCTTCTGTTCATTTTGCAACTGGTGATTTGAAACGGCTATCTGTTGATCCAACTGATCCATCTGATTCTGAGAATTGATCTGAATCTGTTCCAACTCTTGTGCTTTCTGCACACCCTCTGGCATCTGTTGGACAGCGACACCCTGCGACATTACATCTTGAATCTGTTGGTTCGTACTCTGAATCAGCTGCTGTCTCTGTAGCAGAAGATTGTTGTAGTTCAGCGCATTATTTACTGCCGACTGCTCGGCATTGTTGAGTGTATTCAATCCCTGCGTGACTAAGTTCTGGAACGAAGCTTGCAGGAATTGATTCGCCGTCGCAACATTTCCACCAGCCAAGATATATTGCTGATAGGACTGGATAATCGCTTGGATCGGCTGTACCAATGCTTGGGAGGCTTCTGGTGCACTGATCTGCTCCATCGTGGTATCGAAAGACTTGATTACTTGCTGTTGTTGCTGCTGTAAAGCCTCCAGTTGCTGCTCCATCTGTGGCAGCATCTGTTGTAACTCGGAACGCCCTCCTTTTTTCCCAGACAACTGATCTACGGCTTCTTGGATTATCTGAATCTCTTGTGTGACAGCATTACCGAGACCCAACGTCCCAGCCTGCACCTCCACCAACACGGCATTGAACTGTGCTGTAATTTGTTTCGCTAGTTTCTCAGCCTCTGTCTTTGCCTTACCAGAGAAGATACCGATCACTCCTCCGACTGCCATACCTACACCTTGTCCGATCATAGCACCCATCGGACCAAACATCCCACCTATACTACCTCCCAGCCCACCACCAGCCTGCATTCCCTGCATTCCAGCTTCAAAGGCTCCACCAGTTCCTTTCGCAGCTGAAACTAGTCCGCCAACTTCACTACCAATCGAACTAATCGAGTCGGCGAAATTACTCAAGTCGTCGGAAGCGGCTTGTGTGTTCTTTCCCAGATTCTTAAAGAATCCCAACAAGCCATTATTACCAAGAGAATCTGTCAATAGACTCGTAAAGCCCTTTTGCAGAGAAGACGCCGCTACTGTTGTCGAGGATAACGCAGCTGATAAAGCTAACCCAGCTTCTGCTGGACTTTTAGCACTTGTCACTTCAGCTGGCGTCAACATCATCATATCTGACGACGTTGTTGTTCCTAATGGATTGGCTGCGGTAGCTGGACCGGAACCGGTACCTCCACCTTTTGCATTTCCCGAAGATTTTCCTCCAGTAGCTCTATCTATGAAGTCAGTCAAAGCTTGCGTAGCTTGTATTAGCTTTACTCGCCAATCATCTACAGAAGTAGATGCGGCCTCTAGATGTTTGCCAAGACTATCTCCGGCGTCCTGAGAAGCTTTCTGCAGTGATTTGAAAATTTGATCTGGTGTGACTGGAGCTACTGTCTGACCTTGCGCTCTAGCTGTTTGTGCTGCTTTTCTTTGGGCTATTCTCTGTCTTGCCTGCTCCTGCTCCTCTAGACCTTTAGCTAGTGTGTCTAATCCTTTCGAAACCCTCTGAGCTCCTATTTTCGGGAACGTCGCAGCAGCCTGCGACATCTCTTTCAAAGCAGAAGCCACCCCACTGGCCCATTCCTGGGACTTGGCCAACTCTTCGTTGTACTTGACCAAGGCCTCTTTTGTAGACTGTATTTTTTCCAGCTGCTGGAACCAGGCTTCTGAACCTTCCTGCGTCAACTTCAAGGATTTTGCTTCTTCTTCCAACCTACTCCTGAGCAACTCTATCTGTTCCTGGATAAGTGCTTGCTCTTCTTGTCTTCCCCCTCCGAAGTCTGTTGTCTTATTCAAACTCTGCTGGTACTGTAGCTGACCTTCGATTAGCTTTTGTGCGCGATCGTAGGATTGCTCCGTTGCCTTCGTACGAATGTCTATTTCATTCAAAGCCAGCGTCGTTAAGGCTTTCTCTCTGTCCTCGGCAGCCTTCGCCATCTTCTGGGCGAACTCTTCTTTCGCCGTCTCGGAATTCTTATTCTCCTCTAGCTTCTTTTGCTCGGCTGTCTTTGTCGCTTCGTAATCCTCTTCTATATACTGGATTCTCTTATCCAGATACTCTTGGGCTCCAATCTCTCCCTGCTTGAACTCCTCTTCTGTATTCTGCCTGGAGCGTTCTATCTGTGCCTTCTCCAAAGCATCGATCGTATCTGCCAGTTTCTTTCTGGCAGCAAGCTGATCTGTGATGCCTTTCATATCCAGAGCCGATAAAGCTCTCTGGGTAGCATTTCTGGCATCTATTTCTTTTTGCTGAGCTTCTTTGGCAATGTTGGCTCGACTCATCGCCAAAGACTTCGGATCCATGAACTCTTCTTGACTCTGCAACGTCAGGGCTTGTTGCTTTGCTTTTGCCTCGTCGGCTATCTCTTTCAGAGTATCTTGCAACTCTCTTTGCTGTAAATCTTTTTTCTTCTGGATGTAATCTTGGAGAGACTCTAAGCCAGCGTCGTAAAACTCCTCATTCGCCTGCTTCAACTGCTCAAGCTTTCCCTTCTCAAGGGCAAGCTCTATCTTTGCATCCGCCTCTTTTCCTTTCAAAGCCAGCTGGCGTTGCTGACGTTCTAGAGCTATAACCTCCTCTGGTGTCTGGGCACCCGGTTTCCCAATACCTGTAGCCCCCGACTCAGTTGGTTTCTGTGACGCTTTGAATAAAGCTTCTAAAGCTGCTAATTCCTTATCCTGTTCTTCATTTATCTTTTCCAACTTCGCGTCAAATTCTGTATGAAGATCCGCTACACCATGATATCCACCAGCAGGTCCGGGAATACCAACTAGAGATCCTAACCTTTTATAATCTTGCTGTCCAACTACTTTAGCTTCCTTTCCAGTGTACTCTGCCCGTAGGGCCATCTCCCTAAAAGTGCCTTTAACTAAAACAGCTGCACCGGCAGCTGTTTTTAATAAACCAGTTAACGTAGTCAATCTGGAAATAAAGTCATCTGAAATTGTTTTTGGTGCGAATGTCTCTACTAATTTCTTCCATAAATCTGCTGAGGTCGTAGCTATACTACCCAAGGCTTTTGCTACTTCCACAAAAACAATCAACGCGTCCCCAAACTTCTGTCCTAAGGTAGCTACTCCTCCTTCTCCAGAATTAAGCTCAGTCATTATCTCTTGCAAGAACTGAAATGCTACAGCCATACCACGAGACTGAACAATACCTCTTCCAAAAGCTTCAAAGAGTCTGTTACTGATTACATCCATCTGCCTCAGTAAATCTGTAACCGTTAGTGCTGGCTCACCGAACTCTTGATATCTTTTTGTTATCTGTGAAAGTGCTCGATCGAACTGAGCCTGATTTCTCTGTGCTGCGGACATCGTGGCTGATAACCCACGCACTGTCAGTTCTTCTCTCGTCAACCCAGTTATATAGGCCAATCTCTGGAATCTTCCAGTTGCCAACCCCATACTCAAGGCATTCAATGCTTGCGTAGCATCACGACCTTGGGCTCTTGCCAACCCAACTGTTGCTTGTGTCAACTTGATGATGTCTGGTTCGGAAGCTTTGATGCCTGACTGCATGAATTTGTTGGCGATACGATACAAGTCAATATCGTTTACAAGATTGTGTGTAGCTTTTCTAAGGTCGTCTATAAACTTGACAGAGTCCAAACCCTTAATCTGTGCAAGTTTCTCAAACTGTTGACGAACCTGCTCAAGTGGTCCACTGTCCTTAATGAAAGTCGTTATCTTCTGGATCAAGCCTTCGATCGTATGTGCAAGAAGTTCACCAGCCGCTACACCCGTCGTAAGTGTACCACCAAACTTACTTCCCAGTCCTCCGAACAACCCTCCTAGAAATCCCCCTCCAGCACCACCCCCACCCCCTCCAGCACCACCCCGACCACCCGCTCCCCATGCTGCCCGTTGCTGGGCAGTCTGTAGACGTAGTGCTGCATTCTGCCGATTGATCTCGGCAGTCACCAGCTTTTCATTCATCAACTTCGTGTAGACTTCCTGCTGGAGAGTTTTCTGGATCGTCTGTAGGGTCTTCTGTAGAGCTGCTTGTTTCCCAGCTTCTGCTGAGGCTGCCTTTTCTGCTGCTAACTTTGATACAGCTTCTGCTTTTACAGCACCGGCAGTCGCAGCTTGTACTTTCAACTGACCGATCTGTTTGTTTATTTCTTCCGTCTCAGACTTCCTGGCAGCCACAACCTCCTTGAGTTTTGCTTTCTGGGCTTCTAGTCTGGAAGCTGCCTGAGATTGTGCCTTGGCTGAGTCCTTATTCGTTTTCTCGAGTAACTGGGCAAGCTCACCGATAGCTTTCTTCCAATTGCTGTTATCAATTCCCCATTTCAATAATATTTCTTTTACCGTCGGACCGGGCATCGACTACCCCCTGCCGAATATCGGAAGCTTGATCCCTTGCGACATCATAAATTGATAGGCCTCGGGCCCTGTCACTTGTCTCAAGTCAATCTCCCCATCCTTGTTATAAAACTTGTCTGGTAGCCCTTGTGGCACCTGTGCATCTGAATAAGTCTTCTTCTTCCTACCGGCTGGCGGTTGTGTTGTCCCATCTGTCTGCATCTTCAAAGAAGCTGAGACCTCTTGCGACCGCCAAGCCATGATGATCAACTCGGAACGCCGGAACTTCGCTTCCATCTCTCTCTTCGATAACCCGAACATCTCTATCTGAGCCGCTAAGCTGGACAATGCTGGGAACTGTGATTTTAGCGACTCAGTAGTCTCGTGTTGTGGAAGAGAAGCGAGAAAAAATCCCGCATCCTCTGTGCCTCCATCTGAGCTGTAACGACCTTTACAATTCTCGTGGCGTTCAAATGATTCCGTACCCAATCATCTGTCACTTCTTCGTCTTCGTTGTAAGGATTCAAAATCACAGCTGTAACGCTGACCATAGCGTCTAGCACCGGCTCGAACGTATTCATCAGCTGGACAACCTTCTTCGCTGCGTCTCCCTCCAGCATATTCATCGACAACGAAGCTATCTCTGAGGCGAATGGAACAAGAATATCTTTTATCTTTTTGAAAATTTTCTTCTCTACTGCGATCGGGAGTTCGGCAATGATGAAGTTCTTTACCTTTGCTTCTCGCCCTTTTCCGTCTCGTATGTCGATCTTGAACTCGACATACTCTTGTTCAAGAAGTTTCTGGATGTCTTCTTCTGCAGGCGGAGCTAACTCTTTCCGGAAGCGTTCGATCGCAGCTTCCACCGCTTTCTTGTTCTCAACCTGCATATCTGCTGAAATTTTCTGAACTTGTGCTGCTAGGCGGGTATCGTACTCTTCTTGAAGCTTCGTCCTTAGGCGGTTCTCAATGTCTAGTTCTAGATCTTCTGTCAACACCGTCTTTTCGTTCTCATCCATCAGTCTTCTCCTTTTTTGTAAACGGGGGACCGTTTCCAGCCCCCCGCAACAGTTCTTGTTTGAAAGTTAGAATCATTAGATCCCGATTGACTGTCCAGGCCTCGGATAAAACGCCTTGTACCCTACGACCGTCTCACCATCGATCGGGTCGTCAAAGGCCAGTGCGTTGTAGGAAGCCTGCAACTCGTATCCAGTCTCGTCTGTCGTACCCACGTTCTCGATCGCCCATGCAGCCGCATCCTTGAACTGGGCGATAGATACGTGCGGGTAATACACGGCGATCTGTGCTGCGTCGATCGTGTCCATGATGAACAGCGCCGACCACTCGGAAATGAACGTCCCACCTTCTCTCGCCGCCCAACCCGAAATCTTCTGGACGTTAGAGTTAGCTGGTGGCTGAGCAAATCCGGGAGCGATCAACGTCGAACTTGAACCACCACCGACTAGCGGCTGATCCAAAGTCAATACGTTGTTGGCTACCGAAACCACTCGACCCACGAAGTCGGAAGTCTTTCTGATGTAGTCTACGTCTGTTACAGCGAATGGCTGAATCGGAATACCTGCTGAACCGACTATTCCCGATTGCCCCGGCACATAGTCGGCGTCTACTACGATGTACTCCGAGTTCTGTCCACCGCTGATATTGATAGCTGCCGACGACGTCACCGTCAACAATGCTGGCGGTCCGGGCGTGTAGGAAACCATCGAAGTTCTCGGACCACCAGAAGCTGATAGAGGACCGAGTGTCGTTGCTGACCCACCGACGATCAAGTTAAAAGGATCTGTTCCCGTCGCCACCTTCCATTGCATTCTGGCCGGCTCACGAAACGTGAAGTCGAATGACTCTCCGACCTCACCTCTGTACTGGGCCCGGACTGCTCCTCTGTAACCCGACCGGACTTGACCGATCTTGGAACCCGGAGTCAACTTGAAATCTTTGATCCATCCCAAGTCTGTCCAACCCGTCGGCGGTGCGTTCGTATTGAAAGGACCAAACGTCTGTAAATCCAAAATCGTTGGGCCGAGAACCGTGCTTGCTACCGCAGAACCCAATGCTGGGTTATACGGGGCGAAGAACGATCTCCAACCTGCTCCAATCAGGAGTACGTTTTTCCTGAATGGCTGAACTAATGCCTTGCTTAGCGCCATTTATTCTTCTCCCTACTTCAGTTCCACTCCTCGCCGTCTTTCTAATCTCTTTTATGGGGAGAGGCGCTAACCAAAGGCCTAGCCGTCATCCGGCCTCTCTGCCCTTCTTAATGACCAACTAGCTCTTGTGTCATATCCGTTACCTGCACCGTTGCAGCTCCGTATACGACACCACTATCTTTATCTAGCCTGTTCAAAAACGTCAACGGTGACCACCAAAAGAATTCCGTTGGCGATTTTGGATTCGACTGTAAAGCTAAACCGGAAGGCGTGTTGCCAACTACCGACCAATCAAGCTTCTCAGTAAACCAAGCTTGAAAAGTAGCCTTTAGCAACTCCTCCCGCATCGTGATATTTGTTCTGTACCGGTCGCCCCGGCTCCGTCCTACTGTTCCTTTTGTTAAATCGCTTCCTTGAATGATCCAGGTCCACTGCAACGTATGTACTATTACTGGAATTGCAGAAGACCAGAAACTTTTTCCTGTGATGCCCCGCTCTCCAAGGATCAAAAGATAGAAGGCATTCATTACAACTTGCTTCGGCGGCCAATCCATGGAATCTGCAATTCCCACCACTTGCCTGCTGGGATTTATTTGCTTTATCCCGGCCGCTATATACTCGAAGTAACTGTCTATGCACGCTAGCATCTAAATCTGCCTGTTCGCGAACGTCCTCTCCATCTGCTTCACCCGCTCTTCGCTACCGAGAACTTTCTCCAAAATCTTGTGCAAGTCTGCCCTGACTTCATCCGGAATCACTGCCAACGTCGGCAAGAATAGCCAGGCTGCCAGCCAAATCGGTCCAAGTCGCATTTTGTCGAATGTATCGCAGCTGACTGATATCGTCATCCCGAACATGTCTCTCGGATCCAAATTCGTCTCTGCCAAGACGGCATCTTTGAAAGATGTGTGATAGAGTCTTGCCTGCCGATAGGTACTCCGATAGCAATTCGCTCCTTCGAAATTTGCGTAGCTGAGATCAGCGTTGTCGAAACTGCAGTTTACCAACGTCGAGCCACGGAAGTCCGCATGCGTCAAGTCTTTCCCAGAGAAATCGACATCGTAGAACTTTCGATTGATGAAAATTTTCACTTCCTTCTGATCTATCTTGCCATTCGTCGCATTCGTCGTCATACTAGTCTCCCAACTCGATGTCGTCGTCCTCTACTGCCAAATCTGGATCGTCTGGATCGGCTGCTTCAATACCTTCTCTCAAAGCACCTTTGTCTACTGGTGCGAAGTCCCGGATGATCTCTGCTATCATCCTGGCAGAAGCCAATGATGCTTTCTTCATCTCGTCCCGGATATCTTTCCCAGTCTCGGCTTCCGATAGATCGATCTGCCCAAGCTGATAATTGATGATCTGGAGAAACTCGGTTTCGTGAATTGCTATGTAACCCGACGGTGCCTGAATCGACATCCAGACTTCGCTTCCGTCCGGATTGATTCCTTTGACCGTCTTTGGTCCCTGCTTTACTTGGCGAACATTTCCCCATTCCCAGACTAAAGCGTAAGCGGCGGCATCGCCTTCTACGACAATGCCGCCCCTCACCGGACCCGCTTCGGCTGCTTCCTTGTAGCCGACTAGCAGTTTCTGTACTTGCTTTGTCGTAGGCTCATCGAACCCCGGCAAAGGTATGTCCAGGATGAACATCGCTTTCTACTGGAATACGTTCAACACTTTGGCGATCAAAGCGCTATTCGTCTGATCTGTCAAAGCGTCCGTATCGACCAATACTCTTGCCAAGAGGACTGCGATCTCTTGTGCCTTCAACTGGCACAGCTTGACGCAGCCGTTGTAGTCCATGATCCCACCGTAATACGTTCCAGAGCCATAAACTCCCGTTCCACCCGACAAGTTGCCAGCCCCACCCGTAGCCGTAAGGCCGGAAGGATTGATGGCATTAGCCAATGTCGCCGAGGAAGGGCCATTCGTAATGACTGAACCCAAATCCGTGATTACCTGCGTTGAGTTTGCCACTTAGTTTCTCCTTTTCTTTTATTTGTTTCTCAGCTGCGTAAACGACCGCCTACCGGGATCCGACTGAACGCGTACGTAGCCGCTCGTACCATACCTCGTGCTTGTTTTTACTAATTGACTCACTGGTATTACGGCTTGTGTGTGATCAATTGGAAAGTGAACACGTGCCATGGCATCGTCACCTGCTCCATCGATCTTCAACACAGAACCGTAACGGATTAGATTCCCGGATCGTACTTTTGTCTTTACCATTACCTGGTCATCTTTCTTAATTTCGTCTGTCATTGTTTTTCTCCTTACTAAGAACTTGGTGCTGGCAATTCATTTGCGTTACAAACCAGATTCCAAAGTGTCGTCTCACTCCCAACATCTTCGTGTGTAATGCTCTCGATCGAAAATAGCCGCTGGTTGTAAAGAATTCCCATCACCAACGGTCCTCTCCACACTTTATAAGGATCCGTCAAATTCTGCAACTCCATCTGATTTATCACAAACAGATTCGAAATCAGAAAACGTCTAGCCCCGAACATCAACTTACCACCCATAATGCCAATATTGTGCAAAGAAACTTCTGTTACATCTGCTGGTGGATCTATCAATACATCGTTGAATCCCGATAGTGCTCCCGTCACTGCTGGCATAAATCCGATCTGTCCATACGGTGTTCCGTTCGCATCGACTACCTGTGATCGCAAGCAGCAGGGCAAACCGGGCTGGAAGTAACGCAGAAAATTATCTGCTAGACTTCGTATGCCCCATGCCGATGCTCCACCGGTTCCCATTTACTTATCTAGAGCCTCTGTCTAGTCTATCTTCTTGCTGCCTGTCCAAAACATCGATATCATCCAAATGTGTTCTTAAATCCCCAGCGTTATCCCCCGAAGCATTCCCGTGATCTGGGTGTGTATGAAACCAAGAACCATCATCGTTCACTTTCAGTGTCTGTCTATTACCAGCTCGCATCTTTACATTAGGATCATTCGACTTGACTTGTCTGCCCGCTACTCTGTATCCACGATACTGAGCTGTCTCCATTGTCTTTCTTCCACGCCCACGTGTATCCCATCCATCTTCAGCACCTTCGGAAGTCCCGTAAGCATTAAGCGAACCTTCCTGCGACTGCTCCAGCTGGGTCGTCCAGGCTGCGTTCAATCTCGCCCGTGGCATCTCATGATGAGCTAGATACAACTCTATGCAGTCGGCTACGTGCATTGCATCACCTGCTCCAAGGCGTTTAGCTGCCTTTTTGTTTCTGTTACCTTGGCCTCTACCGTCATCGCTGCCTTCTCAGGAAGATCAAACTCGATTACCCAGTCCAATATCTCCAGCTTAGCCTTCAACCTGGCTACGTCCAGCTGGACATCTGTCACTGTCACTTCCGTATTCGCTTTCTCGGCGTAGGCTACCAGATGCTGGAACCGTCTGCCCAGCTCTTGCAACTTCTTCATCGACTCGGACACGCTCTCTTGCTTATCTGTCTGAGGAAACTCAGGTGCGAATGGCAACAGCTCGTCGATCAAGTGCTGCTCGGCTTCTATCGGATTCGCCAGCCAGGAGCTGTTGACGGCATCTCTCAAGCAGCACTCATCCACTGCCTTACGAATTAGTCTCTTCAATCGATCTTGTGGATTCTCTGTCATGAGTCTACCAACCAATTTTCATTTCGTACGATCTGCCCAACCGTAGCTCCTGATAATCCAAACATCCTTCCTAAATCATGCTGAAAATACATCCCAGTCTTGTAGAGCTTTCTTATCTCTTGAGCTTTCTTGAAAGTTATCTTAGCCATGCCATTTCTACTTCCTGGACTAGGATGTGCTCGTCGTAATCCCGTATCGTAAGCGTGTTGGGCATTTCCAGAGCTGGTCTTATACTCCAAATTTGTCCACTTACAATTTGTCTTCACACCATCCTTATGATTCACTTCTTTTCCCGGAGGGCAAGGCCCAAGGAAAGCTAAAGCCACAAGAACATGAACCAATTTCCATTTTCTCTTTCCACCTATCGTCACAGAAACTCGCCAGTACCCATCTATCGTTCCGTCTGGTCTTTTTCTTCCATGCAAGGCTGGCTTCAAAATCCTTCCAACCCAAGTCCCTTGTCCTGGCACAGCTCTTCTAACACAGCCAAGACTAGAAACTTCGTACACACCTTCTTCTACTGGTCTCCATTCTTCTCTCATTTGAACAGCCTCCCATCGTCCTATTATAAACTATTTCTACCTACGAAGCACGAACGGTTCTGTATGCTTGAAGGAGATTCTGAATGTTAACATCTATTAATTCGTCAGTGAAATCTGCACGAATTCTTCCCGCTTGAAAACTTTTTAACCCTGTCGCTCCCCCACCTCTCGAAAGCAAGTTTCGAACCAAGCTCGCTGTTGCGTGTTTAATGGCTGGTGGCATATGTCTAGGATCAAATCCTGAGTTATAACTTATCACAACCTCTGTGTATTGGCTTAGGTATAAGCCCGCCGGAACCCACATTTCTCCTGTTCTGTTATCAAAGTCAATTTGTGTGACATCAATGTTAGTGAAAGCTGGAGGTCCTCCGAAGAACGAAGCTATTTGTAACACATTTGCTGCATAATTTAGGTCAGGGTAAGTTTGCTGTTGTCCACGTCTCGCATATCCATACCGCCCAGAACAACTGATCACAGGCGAGATCGTATTCGCCTGTGTCTGAATCCCGGAAGGTAACACGCCCGTGTAGTAATTATTCGATACTGGATTCCCATCGTTATCTACCTGACTACCCGACGCAGCCAACTCGGCTACCGTCGCCGCTGATACTACAGCCAAGGGCCTAAACGACACTCGGAAGATATTTCTTCCTACCGGCAGAAATAACCTTTCCGTGTATGTTGTGTACGCTAACGATCCCTGTCCGTCGACATCAGCCCTGGCACAAAACTCGTCTATAAGAGTAGACGCCCTATCAACTTGAGTCAAAATATCTGGCACTTGAGTAACATCCGGCAGCCCATACTTAATCAAATCAGATTCATCTATGAAGCGAGGCTGGTATGGATGAACCCCATTCATTTCTAGGCAGCCTTTCTAAGATCTACACCCAATACTCTCAAATGCTTTTTTCTGAGTAACCAAAAGTGTAAATCTGAAAACTTGTTTATGAAGGCTTGAATCTTTCTCCTATTCTTATTTGAATAAAAACCTTTTATATCAATCCAGCAATCGATAACTGGAAGATAGAAATCTGGTGTATAGGTTTCTCCGTCCCAGTCTCCTTTACCTACTATAAAGAAAGCAGGCTCATACTCCCACTCAAAACCTTTCCCATCACACCATTCAGCAAACTTCACTTCCCAACTAGAGCGCATCCTGACTCGCCCATTCTGACCTTCGTAGTAACAAACGTAACCATTCCATCTAGGAATCCTTCCTCTGAACCTTCTGGACAACTCTGCTAAAGAAGGATGTGTTTCTTTCGTTTTCCCTGCACTCCAAGATGGCTTTCCAAGATGAGATTCTCCAGATTTCTTTTTCCACTCTGGAGTAGCGCATACTTCTCGAATAGCTGATACTCTTTTATCTGTCAACTCGGTATTCGTTCTCCACTCCTCTTCACGCACTTTACTCATGTGCAAAATTGATGGATGTGTTTCTTTTGTCTCACCTTTATTCCATGGAGCGCGTCCTTTATTTGAAACGCCGCAGCGATCTCGCCACTCCAAACTTGAATACATTTCTTTCCTTGCCACCATCATCCTTTTTCTAAAGCCCTTCCGTTTCCAAACATTCTTCATTGCAGCACTTCTAATGGGATCCACTCGACGTTCTTTCTTCATTCCCAGTCTCCTAAAAATCTAAATGGGGAGCCAACCTTCTTCGCCACTCCCCATTTAGATTATATAAGACAAGTCACGAGCTAGTTATACCTACCGGTTAGTTGCCACCAAACGGTGGGCATAACCTGGCCCCTTGACCACAAGGCCACCGAACTTCAGCACAACAAATTGCCCTGCAAGGTTCCCAACTAAGCCGAGCTGGAATACTCGCGGCACCGGACTGGTCAACCAATGGTACTCGACGAACTCCTCGGAAAGGATGAAGCCCACATACTGTGTCGTCGATCCAGATCCCGCGATTGTTCCCAACCCCGCGTCCGGAACCAACGGCAGCACGCCGGCTTGTGTCGGTAGTGCTTTGACGATGGTGCCAGGCACTACTTCCACTTCGTTGAAATACAACTGGACTGTCTTTGCTTCCTGGTCGAACAAATCGGCCAGCAACGGATTCAGATAGATCGCGCTCGGCCGGACTTCATAATCCTGCCTCGTGACCATCTGGGCCACTGCCGTCTTGTAACCATCGACCAACGAACCTGCCGTGGCGATGGGATACGTCGGAGCGTAAGCCCCAACCGTCGCTGCTGTGGCGATCTGACCGGATATGCCAAAATACTGCACCGTCGTGGGAACGACCAGGCTCGTATCGTTTCCGTTCCACAGCGCCGTATCATGCAACTTCAGCACAGAGTCGACAGTATCTGTCAGATCCTTCGCTTCCAGGTAAGCGAACTGCCCCTGCTGCTGGTTTACTTCGACGTCGAAAATGGAGTAGTTGATCTGGGCCACCAAGGCCTTCAGCGTGACTACCCTCTCGACACGGGACGGCTGTGTTGCGGTGGCCGCTATCGTACGCGGATCCGTAAACGCTGCCGTCGGGATTGCCAACTGCTCGAAGTACCGCGACGGTTGGCCCGTGGCTGGTACTTGATTGATTCTCTGTCCGAGTACGAACCGACGCCGGACCAAGTCAAAGATTTCGGCTTGGTAACGGTTGATCTCGATCGCGCCCGGTGCCAGATAATCCGCAGCGGCAGAGACATCACCTACGAATACTGCCGGTTTCAAATTTCCCGACATCTCTTTTTGTTCCTCCCTTTCAAATTTGAACTACTCTGCCGCCGTGCTAATTCGCCCAACGTCTCACTTCACCTTGTTCCATCAGGCCCGCCTGCAAGAGCTGGTTCTTGAAAGCTGCTCGCATCGCCGGCTCCAGCTGGATATTGCTCTTCAAGAAGAGATCGTCGACTTCCGCCACTGTCAACCTCTGCTTCGAGGCCATCAGTTCACGGACATCGTGCCCGCCCTTCTCCAACAACGAGGCGATCTCGGGCGTGATGGTTCTCCGCTCGACCCGCTCCGCGTAACGTTCGACGGACGCTTCCAAAGCAGCTACCCGGTTACGGAAGCGCTTGTTCTCTTCTACCATCTTTTGATTTGCCGCCATCAACGTTCGGATCTTCACCGCTGCTGATGCTAGTGACTTGAGCATTACTCCATTTCCCTTCTTGTCTTTCGAAGCAGCGATGCCCCGGCTCTTCCCGTCTTTTCCAGTCTTCTGGATCTGGGACGAGGCTGGACCTTTCGACTGCTCGTCGTAGTGTGAAGTGGCGTCTTGGTTCAGATCACCCGGCGTTGCATCGTCACCTTGTTTGTCGGAAGTGAAGTTCGTCGGATCAATTCCGGCGTCTACATCCGTAGCATCCGAAGGATCGGTTGCATCCGTGGCGTCTGAGGCGTTGGAAGCGTCTTTCTTCCTTGCCGAAGCCATCGTTGCGTCTGATGGATTCGACATGGCTGCGTCGATCTCGACTTCCTCGTCTTCTTCTTCCTCAGACGCGGCGTCGATCTCGGTCGTTGCCATCGCATGGATTCCCTTCACCAACTCTTCTTGCGAAGCGCTGATGCTCTTCAACGCATCCAAGGTAGCCTTGTTCGTTTCTTTCTGCTCTTTAATGAAAGACGACAAACCCTCTGTCAAGACTTTCCCTACAGCAGCAGAAATTGCGGTAACCAAAGC